CAAGGACTTCAAGGTACGACAGGTTTACAAGGCACAGCTGGTAGTCAAGGAACTACGGGTGCTCAAGGACTTCAAGGTACCACTGGTATACAAGGTTTTCAAGGCACCATAGGTGATGATGGGTTTGTTGCTCAAGCCTCAGCACCTACTAACACAAGCCTTTTATGGCTAGACACAACTACCGCCGCAGTTGCAGCACAGGTAGCTATCCCTGAAAGCTTGAACACAGTATCAGTAGGTGGATATTTTGATGGTACAGGGTTACGGTTATATGGGGCACAACTTAACTCTGCATCCACACCAGATTCTACAGCGTTAGACATCACTGGAGACATAGATATACGCACACAGGTAGCGGCTACTGACTGGACTCCTACTTTTAATACTAGCGTTGTAGGAAAATGGAGCGGCGTACAGCAATCGTATGCATTTTATATTAACTCATCTGGTCTATTAGAATTTAAATGGTCTACCACAGGAAGCGACACTATAACAAAACAATCTACAGTTGCTACTGGCTTAACTGACGGCAGCACAAAGTGGATTCGTGTAACACTAGACGTTGATAATGGTGCTTCAGGCAATGATGTTAAATTTTACACGTCAGATAATGGTACTACCTGGACACAATTAGGGTCAACTGTAACAACTGCGGGTGTTACTTCCATATTTAGTTCAACTTCTACTCTAGATATAGGCGCTAACCAAGGCGGAACAAGCTTTGCAGGAACTATTTACCGTACACAAATAAGAAATGGAATAGACGGTACGGTAGTATTTGACGCTAACTATGCAAATGCATCTACAGATTCTTTTGCTTTTACTGAATCTAGTTCTAATGCTGCTACGGTAACTCTGACTACATCTCGTTATTCATTTGGTATTCCTGGCAAATCATTTTCTAGCCTTAGTACAAGCGTAACTCCTAGTACTAATTCAGATTTATATAGCCCATTTAGAGTTACAGGAACTCCCATAACTGTAAAACATATAGCCTATGAAATTACCTCAGCGCCAGCATCAACTTCTACCATGTATCTTGCTATATACGCTGCTGATAGCAATATGCAGCCTACAGGCTCTCCTTTATATGCTTCTTCTGCAATTTCTATTTCTACTACTGGAGCAGGTGTTTACAGAGTATATATCACACCACTTACTCTTTCAGCAGGACAATATTTGGTTGCATTTAACATGAATGTATCAGCAACTTTTAGAACTTTTTTAGTTCCAACCACTTCCATTATGAATGTTATGGGTACAAACAGCGTTCGATTATATTTAGCTAATTCTAGAACTGCAGCAGCATTTACTAGCTCACCGACTCCTTGGAGCTCAGTGAGTACATCATCTAATAACGCAAGTACAACTAATTTCTTACTGTTAGGATGGATGTAATGCCTAGACTTATTGATATTAACGAAGTAACTGGTGAAATCCACATTACAGATATTCCTGATGATTTAGAGGAGGACACCAGTGGCACAACTTAAATATTGGGATGGTTCTCAGTGGGCTACTGCAGTAATTGGTGCACAAGGTGTACAAGGTATCCAAGGAAATCTTGGTACACAAGGCACAACAGGAGCAGGAACACAAGGAACAACTGGTACACAAGGTCTTGGTGGTTTTCAAGGTGTTCAAGGTACCCAAGGTATCCAAGGTTTAATTGGAACACAAGGTCTAACAGGTTCACAAGGAGCAACTGGAACTACAGGAACCCAAGGTTTAACTGGACTTCAAGGCACAACTGGAACCACCGGAACTCAAGGTACTACAGGTTCTCAGGGAACAACCGGCTCAACAGGTGCACAAGGCCTAACTGGTTCAAATGGAGCACAAGGTACAACCGGAGCAAATGGTTCTCAAGGTTTAACTGGTTTTCAAGGATTAACAGGTTCGCAAGGAACTACTGGCTCAACTGGAGCTCAGGGTTTGACTGGTTTCCAAGGATCAACCGGAGCACAGGGAACTATTGGTCAAAACGGTACACAAGGATTAACCGGTTTTCAGGGTTCTACTGGAACACAGGGTTTGACTGGTTTCCAGGGCCTAACGGGACTTCAAGGACCAACTGGTGCCCAAGGAACTACTGGTGCAAACCTATTAACTACTAAAGGTGACTTAGCCACATTTTCCACCACTACAACCCGTTTGCCAGTTGGTACAGATGGATTGTATTTAAAAGCTGATTCAACTCAAACTACAGGTTTGGCTTGGGCTGCGGCTGGTGGAGGCTCAGTAACTGTATCAGATACCCCTCCAGTCTCACCTACTGCGGGAGACTTATGGTTTGAGTCGGATACAACGAAGTCTTATGTATACTATGATTCGTATTGGATTGAACAAGGAAACGTAATTACCACCATAGGAAATCTTGATGGTGGAGCACCTACCTCAACATACGGCGGTATGACACTAATTGACGCAGGTGGGGTATAATAGGTTAAGGAGAAAATATGCCAATTCAAATACAATATAGACGAGGAACAGCAGCGGAATGGACAGCTGCTAATACACTCTTGTCCGCAGGCGAGCCAGGATACGAGACTGATACTGGAAAGTTTAAAGTTGGTAACGGCTCTACTGCTTGGAACTCATTAGCGTATGCTTCTGGTATACAAGGTACCCAAGGTACCCAAGGACTACAAGGTACTCAAGGTACCCAAGGGCTCCAAGGAACTCAGGGTCTTCAGGGAACACAAGGAGTCCAAGGTATTTTTGGCCCTTACAACACCCCTGTTCAGGGAGTTGCTACATACACATTGCTGGCAACAGACACTGGAAAAACAATTGCCCCAACAACAGGCGGTGTTACAGTAAATACATCTACATTTAGTGCTGGTGATAACTGCGTTATTTACAATAACTCTGCCGCTAACCAGTTAATTACACAGGGTTCAGGTGTTACGCTTCGTCTTAGTGGAACAGGAACAACGGGTAACAGAACGCTAGCACAATATGGAGCTGCTACTTTATTGTGCGTTGCAGCAAATACTTACGTAATTGCTGGAACTGGACTTTCATGAGTGGGTTTCCTTGCATATCTATTGGGATTGACAAGCAATCAACTGCGACTATTTCGGCCGTTAACAACGGTTCAGCACTAACCCCTACAAGTGATGCTACCTACTACTACTACACCTTTACAACTGGTACTTGCAGTTTAGCCGTATCTGGCTCAAACATTAACTGCGATATCCTCACTGTTGCTGGCGGTGGCGGTGGTGGTTCAGGTATTTCTTCTGGAGGTGGCGGAGGAGGTGCTGTTATTCTGTTTACTTCCTACCCACTCTCACCTAATGATGGAACATATTCAATTACTGTTGGTGCATCTGTTGCTGCTGCAACTAATGGAAATACAACATCTTTTGGTTCGTTAACTCCGCAAGCAACTGGTGGTGGTCGTGGTGCATCTTCTGCAACAAACGCTGCAGGTAACAGCACTCTAGGTTCGGGTGGTGGAGCATCTGCTGCTTTAGCAACTGTAGGGACTGGTGCTACTGGAACTGGTACAACTGCTGCGGTAGTTAGTTACCTTTACTATGGTAACAACGGCGGTGCTGGTCGTTCAGCAGGTAACGCATCTACATACGCAGGCGGAGGTGGAGGAGGCGCTGGAGCAGTAGGCGGAGCAGCATCCTCAGGCACAGGTGGTACAGGTGGTGCAGGACAAGTAATTTCTGGCTTTGGTACGTATTCTGGTGGTGGTGGTGGTATTTCCGTTAACACACAGGCTTCTGCTGGTGGTACAGGTGGCGGTGGTGCTGGTGGTTTGACCACTGGAACTGCAGGAACTGCTAACACAGGTGGTGGTGGTGGTGGTGGCGGAACAACTGGCGGTGCTGGTGGTTCTGGTGTAGTTGTTGTTCGTGTTCCTAGAGCAGTTATTACTGGCGGTTAATTAGTTTTTATTCCTATAGAAGAAGGTATTTATTATGGCTTATGACTTTCCGAATAGTCCTACAGTAGGTCAACTACAAACAGTAAACGGCATAGCCCGTAGATGGGATGGAGTTACTTGGAGCATTGTCCCAGTAACAATTCAAGGTGTAACTGGTGCTCCTGGTATCCAGGGCACACAAGGCTTAATTGGTCCTCAAATTGTTAGCGCTACTTCTCCCATACTATGGGATTCTGGAACTAGAGTTATTTCATTTGACACCACTCCTGATTTAGGAACACCAAGTGCAGCAGTACTTACTAATGCTACAGGTTTGCCAATATCAACTGGTGTATCTGGTCTTGGTACTAACGTTGCTACTTTTTTAGCTACACCGTCTTCTGCTAACTTAGCAGCTGCGTTAACCGATGAAACTGGTACTGGAGCTAATGTATTTGGTACTAGCCCTACTATTACCGACCCTAAACTTAACTTAAGCTTAAACGCAAAAACTGCAACGTACAGCATGACTGCAGCCGATCTTACAGATAACGGCAAACTAATTACCTTTAGCAGTGCTACAGCGGTAAACTTTAACATCCCTACAAATGCTAACAATGCGTTCCCTACAGGTGCTCAGATACACGTTATTCAAATTGGTGCAGGACAGGTAACAATTCAAGCTGCTACGCCAGCTACAACTACCATATCATCTACTGGAGCCACCTCAACAACGCCAAAAACTAGAGTTCAGTTTTCATCAGCTACCTGTATAAAAGCAGGAACTGACCTTTGGTACGTTATAGGAGATATAGTATGAGCCTAAAAACATATCCTACAACCTTAGCAACTCCTGTACTTTTATCACCTAAAATTTCGAACACGTACACAGCTAAAACATCTGCATATACGTTTATATCTGGTGATGAAGGTAACCTCTTCTCAATGAACAATGCTGCTTCCGTAGCATTTACAGTACCAACTGATGCAACATTTAACTTTGCGATAGGTACAGAGTTCAACGTATTTTGGATTACAGGTGCAGGTCAGCCCACTATCTCAGCAGTAACTCCTGGAACAACAACAGTTATTTCAACTGGTGCTACATCTGCTACGCCTAAACTTCGTGCAGTTAACTCAGGTGCAACTATTAAAAAGATTGCCGCTAACTCTTGGATAGTATTTGGAGACATAGTATAATGACACCTATTTTAGGAATTATGAGCAGTAAAAAACGTGCTAGTGCCATCGGTGGTACCGTAGTTTCTGATGCAACCTATTATTATCATATATTTTATTCAAATGGTACTTTTCAGTTTACAGCAACTAGCAGCACTAGCTGGACATTTGATGCAATAGCCTTTTCTGGTGGTAATTCGTCAAGTGGTGGTGTAGGTGGTTCAGGAGGTCGCTACACACTTAGCAATGGTGCTGCAACTACTGGCAGTGCAACATGGAACGTTGTAATTGGGGCGGGTGGAACTGGTGGCGTAGGTGGAAGTCAAAGCACTGTTGCAGCGCTGAGCCTAACTAGTGGTACTACTGGTTTTAGCGCAGGAGGAAGCACTGGTTATAGCACTGGTGCTGGTTATGGTGGAGGCGGGGGTGCCGGAGGTAGCGGTGTAACTGGAACATCTGGACTATGGTACAGCACATTTGCTATAAGCTACGGTGGAGCAGGTGGAATTGGATACAATCCTTGGAGTAGTACTGCTTTAAGTTCGTATGGCGCAGGTGGTGGTGGCGCTGCTACTGGTGGAGTAGGAGACGCAGCACTTGCTGGTGGTGGCGGCTCGGCAGGTGGAGGAAATGGTGGAACTTATACAACGGATAACGTATACAACCAAAGCAGTAGCAGTGGTAGTCAGGGTGGAGGATCAGGTGGATATACTGGTGTTGGCGCCATAGCTAATGGTGGAAGCGGTATAGTAGTTATAAGGTATGCAAGATCGATTGTAGGAGGCTAGTATGGCACACTGGGCAGAGGTAGACGAAAATAATATTGTACTTCAAGTAACTGTTGGTGATAATAATGACCCAGCAGGTGATGAAGGATACCAATGGTTAATAGATGTCCTTGGTGGAAGTTGGATTAAGACTTCCTACAACGCAGTAGGGGGAAAACGACGTGACCCTTTAACAAATGAAGTAACTGAGGAACCTGGGTTTAGAAAAAATTTTGCTGGGGTCGGTTACCTGTACGATCCAATCCGTGACGCATTTATTCCCCCAAAACCATTAGAGGGCGAATGGGTATTAAATGAAAACACATGTTTATGGGAAGAAGTTATCTAACCCAACACATACCAACATCAGCGGTAGGTCTTAGGTAGGCTTCTTTCCATCCCCCATCTTCCCAAGCAGGAAAATTAGCTATGACCCAATCGTCTAACCGCATCTTGTCTATAGGGAACCATTCTTTTGGTTCCTCTAAGTGGCTTACAATAAACTGAGGCCCTATCTCTTTATAGCCTAACTTAGCTAGGTATTCGATTTGAGCTTGGTGCTCACCAATAGTAACGTTGGTCCATTCAAAAGTGAGCATCCCATGGTACTTAGTCATACCTTTAAGAACAGCCCACTCTGCACCCTCAACATCGATCTTAATTAAGTCAGGTTCCCCGTAAATCTCTGCTAAATCATCTATGGTTATAGTTCTAGCTTTTACTGTTCTATACGGCTTACCTTTATATGGCATATCACCAGCAGTCAACCAATCTATGTTCATAGTTGATAAGCCATCTTCTTCTGCTTCGTAAAACTCTATTATCTTACATGAAGTATCTGATACGGCCATGCGAAGCGGCACTACCATAGGGCTGTAAATAAAGTTACCCACTAGTTCCCCAAAGACCTTAGGGGCAGGCTCTAAAGCAATTACTTTATATCCTTTTGCAACACCAACTACAGTTGCATCTCCTCGATTTGCACCAACATCAAATAGTAGCAATTCCAAGCCTTTCTAAGTTACCAGCAACAGCGTCTTTATACTCTTTTTCCATATCTAAAGAACTAAGTAGAGACAGTAAAGAGATGCTTTCGTCTTGTCTACCAATCCACCAAGAGCTAACTGCTTGCTGGAATAGCAGGCAGTACTCTCCGTAGTAGCCTACAAAACAAGGTAACTCTTCTGTGCCCCCAGCTCTAGAGAAGCCCATCTTAGCCCAGGTGTATGCCTCTTGCCAGCTTCCCTGTTTTTCAAAGAACTGAGACAGTAAGAAGTACGCCTCTTTACGTTCAGGGGCAAAAGAGATAGCTTGTAGTAAGCAGTTGCTCACAGTGTAGAGTCTATTATTTTGATCATCTATGCACTTAGCTACTTTTAGTAGTGAGGCGTAAACAATTAGTGGTTGAGTATCAATACCGTACTCTGCCGCTCTAAGATAAAACGACACTGCAGAAGCGGTCTGATTTAGTTTTTCATACTCTAAAGCAGCCTTGAAGTTCTTCTCCGGATCATGAGGGTCCTGTGACAGGTCTACGATTAGTTTTTCTATATGGTCATAGTTCATAGGTAAGTGCCTCCATAATCATGTCCTCAACTACTGCCTTTGGAGTTCTAAGAATAAATGCAGCATTGTCCTGGAAACCAAAGGAGATCAATAGATCATCCTTGTACACTGCTGCTCCAGCACAGAACTCAATACGAGCATCTAGGAAAGAGAATGCGGTTGGGCTTAATCCAACTAGATTTAGCTGATCATCCCAGACGCATAACCTATGACGATAGTATCCGTCTTTTTGATCAAGGTAGTTTTTGAATAGGTCTACTTCGTGAGTAATAGACAGGTACATACTTCCCCACTTAACTAAGTGAGAACTACCCCTCTGGTCTTTGGGAGGAAGCATGCATTCTTTTAAGGACACTTGCTCACATCTTGGTGGAAGAGTTGGGAAGGTCTTTACTACCTCCGTAGGGGAGGTCCACTTTATAAAGTGGAATGGTTTATCTAATATTGGCACCCAGTTTTTCTCACAGTAAGAGTTATTCTCTCCTGGTGCTGGAATACGAATGCGAGAGGTTTCTTTAGCTGTCCATTTTTTCTTATTAAGATTAATCTTAGACAGCTCCATACGGCCCTCACCGTGGGTAGTTGTATCTCTACGTACCCCAATAAGGTAGTACTCGCCTTCCCACTTGACTAGGCGACAGTCTTCTTCTCCGTGAAACTCCCACATTGGCGTAACATCTAGCTTAGATGTGTCCACCTGTACGAAGTCAGTCATAGACAGATTCTCATCAAGTCTGCAGAGATAATTGACAGTTGCTAATCTTTGGTCCTTCTCAGGATGTAGGTAAGACAGGGGACCCCATCGGCTATTAAATCTTTGGGTATTCTCAGAGTGATAAAGGGTATAGTTGACATGTCTTAGGTTTACTAAGATTTCCCCGTCATCGTCTACAAAGACTGAGGGGTTCATAAGACCAGTACCGCTAGTTAGGCCATCTGAGATTACTAATGGGGCTAATTTGCCTCCATGGGCGACCGCCCTTTGCACCAGGTTATCCATAGTATAAGTATACCATAGGAAGCCGATATCTAAATAATGCTGTATCATAAGTCCCTAGACTTCCTTTATCCGTAAAATTATTGTACTAAGGGGTATACTACAAATATGGCTATTAATTTTCCTACACCCACATCAGTTGGGCAACAATACCGTTACGGTATCCGCACTTGGGAATGGAACGGCACTGCTTGGCAGCTTCTTATTAACCCAGCATTTGGTTATGGCAGTACTACTGTAAATGGCGATCTATCCGTAGCTGGTACTCTGACTGTAAGTGGAACAACTACAACTATTAACTCTACTACTCTTACTGTAGATGATAAAAATATTGAGTTAGGTTCTGTAGATACACCATCAAATACTACAGCCAATGGTGGAGGTATCACTCTTAAAGCTGGCACGGACGTCGATAAGACAATCCTTTGGGATTCTGCGAACAGCAACTGGACTACTTCTGAAAACTTAAATCTAGCAACAGGTAAGACACTTAAGATTAATAACGTAAACGTTATCTCTGGCACAGGAGCTGCTCTTGTTGTAGGCGGAAATGCCTCTACAAGTTTGACTCTTGGTGCTTCCGGAGGAACAGTATCTATTGCATCTGGTGCTACGTTTAGCCCAACTCTTACATCTCCAACTATTAACACCAGCATTGTTACAGGAACAACCTTTACTTTAGGCGCTTTGGCTACTACATTATCTTTAGGCGCAACAACTGGAACTACTGCAGTTAAAAACCCTACTATTGAAATAGGACAGACTTCTGCAACAGTATCTTTTCCTACAGCAACTACTATTACATATACTAGTGGTGGAGCAACGCCTTCTGTTGCATTCCACAACTTAACAGCTACTACTTTTACAACTGCAGGTGCTGCAACCAGCTATACCATAGGTGGAACCACTACTGCTACATTAACTGCTTCTTTCTTTGCTAACGCAACAGCTTCAGGTAATACAAAGACTCTTAACCTTGGTACCGCTGGTGTATCTGGTTCTATTACTAATATCAATATTGGTTCTGCTGTATCTGGAGCTACTGGCACTACTACACTCAACCAAAACGTAATTCAAACCAAATTACTTGCTATGGGTACCACATCTGGTGCTCCAACAGTTACTATTGCCTCTAACACTATTACACCTACTACACCTATTGTTTTTCTTGGAGCTGGGTCAATCAATACCATAACACCTCCGGCCCCTATATCTACAAATGGTGGACAAATTACTATTATTCCTACAGCAGCATTTACTACCACCACTACAGGCGGCGGAGCAAATATTGGTCTTGCCTCAACTGCGGTAATTAGCAAAGCGTTGATTATGACTTATGACCCTACTACAACAAAATGGTATCCATCTTACTAAGCTAAGGAGCTTAAATGGCAACAGTATACAAAATCCTGGGACAAAGTGCCCCGGCAGCTACTACAGAAACACTAGCATACACAGCAGGTAATCAGGCTGTACTATCTAGTATTACAATCTGTAATCAAGCAGCAACATCTGCTACATTCCGTATTGCTGTTCGCCCAGCTGCAGACCTTACTACAACTCAGAAGCACTGGATTGTTTACGGATCTACAGTAGCAGCTAATGATTCTACTATCATTACTCCAGGCATTACCTTGGCGACAGGGGATAAGGTATTTGTTTACGCTTCAACTACAACAATGTCTTTCTCTGTATTCGGTACTGAACTCTCCTAAACTAATGGAAATTAAGTACGTATCAGATCTGTATGTTAGTGACCAGCCTCCTTTAGGTGAGGTTCCTGACCCACCTAAACAAAAGCCATTTGCTGAGCGCATCGGCACTACTAGAGATGTACGTGTTTATTTCAACCCCTCAGTAACGGGTGGAGTAGCTACGTCGTACTTGGTAACTTCCTATAAGTTGCCATACCTAATTCTTGATACTCCAACTGGAACCGGAGTATCCTCTCCAATTACTGTTACTGGTCTTCCTGATTTTGGGGTATATAAATTTAAGGTTCAAGGGGTAAATGCAAGTGGGGCTGGTCCAGTAAGTAGGCCTACTAACTCAATTGGATATGGTACAGATCAAGGCCAAGATGATCAAAATTCTGGAAACAATAAGGGTGCCGGTTCACGTGATGATCATAAGTACTACTGGCCACCGGAGGTGTAATTGTGACCGCAATTAAGAGCATTTCACAAAGACAAGTAACACGGGCAAACAATCAAGTTACTACTAAAATTGTTGATGTTACAGATATCCCAACTATTGGAACTGCAACAAAGTCAACCACTACCGCATCAGTTACCTTTACTCCAGCGGCTACAGGTGGCGCAGCTACTTCTTTTAAAGTAAGTGCGTTTACTGCTGGGGTTATTACCTCCCCTCTTCTGAGCCAAACAGGATCCACATCTCCAATTGTAGTAACAGGATTATCAATAGGAACAGCCTATACCTTTAAAGTACAAGCAATAAATACTAAGGGGACTAGCGGGTATAGCGCCCAATCAAACGCAATTACTCCATGACCGTACGTCCTTGGGACCTGTTTACTGCCTACAGGGCAGACTCAGATTCTATAGCGCATCGTATGAAAATTTGTCAAGAATGCGATAGATTTATCAAGTTAACCGCACAATGTAAAGAGTGTGGCTGCTTTATGAAAGGCAAGACTAAACTTGCCGAAGCCGAATGTCCCCTAGCTAAATGGGGCCCAGTAGAAGCAGTGGAAGAGGACTAGATGCGTGGAGAACGTGTAGACGGGCGCTTTAGTATTGATAGCGAACGCAAATCTATTATCTCTGGAACTAGCAAAGAACTTGTTCGACTTGTAGGCAGCCAATTAGAGTGGTGGTTCTTTGACCATGAAAATACAGTTGTAGATGGAATTTACGATGTAGGCTATGATGGTGCTGGCGGGGGACGTAAATGGTCTGGGCCTATTATAATACCTGTAGTAACTGCCAACTTAGATCAAGGCGTTACTGTTCAAAATGACCGTGGTTTTTATAACACTGACGTACTGACAATTACTATTAACATGGACATTATTGATAGCGGGCGCAATAAAACAAAAATGGGCATTGTTGGAAGTAATGCCGCTACTATCCCACAGCTATCTAAAATTCAAACTAACCCGGACCACTACCTGACAGACAGGGTGGTCTTTCGTAATGAAGTTTTTACCCCTATTCAAATTTTTCCAGAGGGAATCATTACAGATCAGTACACCCTTATAACTATTAGGTGTGCTCAAGTTAACTCTGAAGAGCTAGTCAATGATTCTCAGTTTCAGGTGTATGCTAACTACCTACCGCTTCAGTCTATTACCCCCAGTCTTCAGACAGTTCAAGCAGTACAAGCAGTTCAAGCAACCCAAGGGGTTCAGGGCGTACAGGGAGTTCAAGGAACTAACCCAGTACAAGATGTCCTCCAAGGCCTAGTAGATCCATGGAACATATACTAATGGCAAAGATAAAGGTTGACGGGGAAATCCACGTCATTAAGAAAAACACGTCTGGCGAAGTCATTGTTGATCACGCAGGCAATAAAGGTAAATATGATAAGATTAACCTAACCAAAAAGGCCGGGGCTAAGACCATTAAAGCTGGTGAAAAGGCAACTCGGACTTGGCATAAAAACAACCCAACTAAGAAGAAAGGCAAGTAATATGTGCGCTGTATGCGGATGTGGTAAGAAAAAAGGCGAACCAGGATTTGGTAAGGGCCCAAAGACAAAGTCAAAGAAGGCTTGTACTTGCGGTACTTGTAAGGCTTGTAAGGCAAAGAAAAAGTAATGTGCGCCACCTGTGGCTGCATGAAGCCCAAGGATAAGCACGGCATGAAGACCCTAGATGCTGCTAATAAAAAGTACGCTAAAAAGTCTGACTCAAAGGGTAAGGCTAAGAAGCCAACAATGGTTAAGAAGAAAGGTATGTAATGGCCAAGTCTGATAAAGAACAAGATAAAGAGACAATGTCAAAGCTTAGTCCTAAGGGCAAGGCTCGCTTCAAAAAAGAAGACAAAAAAATGGACAAGAAGAACCCCCCTAAGGGCAAGGATAAAAAGATAGATGAAGCCTTAGCAGACAAGATTGCTAAGGATGAGAAAAAAGGTAAGAAAAAGAAGTAACGACTTAGCCCCCGTAAGGGGGCTTTTTCGTTTATGATTACCTTGACGCCAGAGCAATCTGGAACCCTGAAGCTTTACCTACACACCTTCCTATGGAGGACTTGCTATGAACCTTTTTATTGATCGTTTATTGCGTGCTGAAACTAGCGCTGACAAAGAAGAGTTTGTCCGTGGTGTTGCAGGTCTAGACAAAAACCCAAGCACTAAAAGAATTCTTATTGGTATTCTTGCTGGGACATTGCTAGCAGCCGCAAGGCGAAATAAATGACTCTTGGATTTCTTAGCAAACTAATTGGTGGAGAGTATGTAAGGGCTTCTTTAACTGAAGAACGCATTCATACACACAATATTCGTCTTGCTGCCCGTAGAGCAGGATGGCCTTCAGAAGCCGTAAACGGGCTTTCTATAAAAGTAGAAGACGGTAAGTACCACCCACATATTGATCCTACTGTTAAACCTCTGGTGGATAGTATTACCTATGGAAACAGTTCTACCCAATCTTCTCATGTAATTTTAGCCTTCATGCGTACCTTAGGGCCGGTGGCATAATGCCATTTATTTTAAATGAAGATAAGGCTCTTAAAGAACTTATATCAAATATCACAGTCTCAGACTCTGGGAACCCAACCCGTCCCGTAGGTGTCTGGTTTGGTCAGCCTGACCCACAAATTCGGCAACAGAGTTATCCATATATTACGATAGACTTAGTTGGTGTATCAGAGGCTAAAGAACGTGTTCATACAGGATTTGGCCCATTGAGCTACACCCCTGAGGGAGTAGATCCTGATCTTGATTTTGAAACTAATAAGCCAATAGCTATTAATCTTGACTATCAAGTCACTACGTACTCACGACAACCACGTCATGATAGACAACTTATGGCTACATTGCTTGGCGCAGATCGCCTACCGTTTAGATTTGGTGTTCTAGTTATCCCTGAAGACAATACTGTCCGCAGATTAGATATGCTAGGATTCTCAAAAAGGGATACTACTGAAGGAGACAAGCGTCTTTTTAGTAATGTCTTTATGTTACAGATTAGCTCGGAAATTCTCCGTGATGATCTGGTAGAAGTACACAAAGTGCTATATCCTCCTACAATTTCGTACACAGTACAAGATACTGACTTCACTATACAAGAACTATAACATTCGGCCCCAACACAAACACACCCACTTAATTAAGGAGTAATACCGTATGGCTACATATAGTAGACCCGGTGTCTATATTCAAGAAATTGAATTGCCACAGACAGTTGCCCTTGCCAATAATGGCACAGCAATTGGAGCCTTCGTAGGCCCACTTGCAAAAGGACTAACATCTGTTCCAATCCTATTGACATCTTGGACACAGTTCACCAAAACTTTTGGCTCACTAGAAGATGCATACCCAACAACTTGGGCTGCTTATAACTTCTTCGCTAATGGCGGACGCCAATTATACGTGAAGCGCATTACAGGCTCAGGCGCCCTTGCAGCTTCTACACGCCTAGTAGACAAATCAAATGATGCTCTTGACACACTTGATGTCTTTGCTGCTAATGCTGGATCATGGGGAAATGACCTCGGAATCCAAATTAAAGCAGCTGGATCAACAGATCGTTTTACACTTGTTGTATACGGTTCCCCAACAAATAGCAATGTAGCAACATCAAATGCTTTAGAACAGTTTACTGATCTAAGCATGGACATTACAGACCCACGTTACGCTATTTCAATGATCAACACTTCTTCTGCCTATATTCGAGTCGTAGACTTGGAATCAGGCTCAACAGGTGATGAAAAAAATCCTGATGTTACTTCAGCAACTGTACCAGTTGCATTGTCAAGTGGCGCAGATGGAGCAGCTCCAGTTCGTGCTGATTATTCAAACGCTCTTGCTACATTTGATCCAATTGACAATCCACTAGTATTTAACATTCCAAATGCTGCATACTTTTATACAACTTCCGGTTCAGGAACTGAGCGCACACTTGCTGTAAACGTACAGGGAGATGCAGTCAACTACTCAGAACTTCGTGGAGATTGCTTTGTAGTAGTAGACATTCCTGCTGGTCTTTCATCTACGGATGCACAGACATTTGCAACAGATGTAGTTTCTGCTGCACCTGACTCAGACGGTGGTTGCGCTGCTGCGTACTACCCATGGTTAAACGTTCCAGACACTCTTCGTGCTGCTCGTGGCGCAGTTCGTTCACAGGCACCGGGTGCTGCAATGGTTGGTCAGTATCTTGCTACAGACGCTTCTCGTGGCGTATTCAAGACACCAGCTGGCTACAACAACCGTGTAGCCCTTGCAGTCTCTACTGAATTCCAGTTTACAAATACTCAATTAGATGCATTGAACGTTAGTGCACATCCAGTAAACGTAATCCGTCAAGTTCCAGGTAATGGAATTGTTGTAATGGGTGGTCGTACTCTTAACAACACAACTGGAGACCGCTACATTAACGTTCGTCGTTCTATCATGTACCTTAAGAAAGAACTTACAGACCGCAGTGCTTTTGCAGTATTTGAAAATAATGATGAGCGTCTATGGTCTTCTCTTCGTACGGTATTGGGTACGTTCTTACGTACTTATTGGCAAGCTGGTGGTCTTCGTGGAGCGACTACTAATCAAGCATTCTTTATACGTTGCGACGAGACTACAACAACAGAAGCTGATATCTTGAATGGTTTAGTCAACATTGAAGTTGGCGTAGCTTTAGAGTATCCAGCAGAGTTTGTGGTTATCAAACTCGGACAAATCACAGGAAACGCTTCGGCGTAAGGAGATAGAGACAAATGACAATACCAAATATTAATCCGTTATCACACATTGAAACAGATCCAATTCGTAACTTTAAGTTTCTAGTAAAGTTTACTCCACTTGACGGCGACGGCGGAGATACAAAGTGGGGAGCACAATTTGGAAAGCTTGGTTTCGTATCAGTAAGCGGCCTTAGTGTAACAACTGAGTCTATTGCTTACCGTGAAGGCGGATACAACACGAATCTACACCAGATTCCTGGACAAACTTCTTTCACACCAATTACCCTTTCTAAGGGAGTTATGATCGGTAGCGGAAGCGATGTCCACGCTAACTGGATGAAGCGTCTGTTTACTATCATGACATCAACCTCTGCAGCAGGAGCTGTTGGTAATGACTTCCGTTGCCACGTAGACATTCAAGTGCTAAGCCACCCAAACCCAGCAGGATACAGCGGAAAAGGTGGAGCAGCGGTTGCTACTGCAGATCTGCAACATACATCTATGCGTTTTAAGGTCTATAATGCATGGATTACAAACTTAACATACAGCAATCTTGATGCCGGAGCAAACTCACTCATGGTTGAAGAGATGACTCTAATGCATGAAGGTTTTGATGTAAGTTTTGCTGCAGACTTAAAAACTACAGCAGCAACTCCTTCCGAATACTAAAACTAAACAAAGGTGAATAATATGGATACAGAAACAAAAGTAGACGCACAATCTAACCCTGCCTTACTTAATAAGTTAGCGGCAGAAGCTATGGCACCATCTCAGGCGGAGGTAACAGCCACTAAACCAGTGGCTGTTATCACCCCTCCTGATTTAACAGTTGAACTTCCAGGTGGGTTGTATGACCCATTTGACGGGGTAACAAAAACTGCAGAAATCCGTGAATTAAACGGAGCTGACGAAGAAGCTATTGCTCGTATTACAGACGCTGGTAAAGCCTTGCTTACAGTGCTAGAAAGAGCAACAGTTAAAATTGGTGAAAAACCTGTAAATAAAGAGTCTTTAGATACTTTGTTAGCTGGTGATAGAGAAATGCTATTACTTGCTATTAGAAAAGCAACTTTTGGTTCTACTGTTGAAGTAGGTCCGGGATTTTGCCCATCATGCGATGCAGAGCAGACCTTTAAAATTGACCTAACTGAAGATGTTACAGTAAAGACACTTAATGAAGAAGATCGTGAATTTACTATGAACTGTAAAGTTGGGAAAGTTATAGTCTCTTTACCTAATGGGTATGTACAAAAAAGTATTGTGACTGCAACAAATAAGAACTCTGCTGAACTTGATACTTTATTATTAAAAGGATGCGTTCTTTCAATCAATGATGGTCCTATAGTCACTATAGATCATATTAAAAAACTAAGTCTTACAGATCGTAGAGATATTATTACAGAGATTACAAATCGTAACCCAGGACCACAATTAAGTGACATTAAAAAACCATGTATTTCCTGCGGCCTGGAGGTACCGCTTCCGCTAACTTTAGCGGATCTATTTCGAGAGTAGTATAGACTATCAAGAATTGATAGAAATATACTCTATTCTTACGCAGTTTTATAGTGGTTGGTCTCTTACAGAGATCAAAAGTCTTTCTAACAGAGAAAGGTTTATGTGGCTAGAGATGGCTTTAAATAGACCTAGAAGATAATAATAGGTGGTGAGTTCTAATGGATAACACAGGTAGTAGTCCTTCTGCTGCAGGTAATATGATTACCGCTAGTGACGCTGGGTCACTTGGCTTTGCAGTCGTGGATAAGTCAATTACATCTATGAATAAGGGTATTTTTGCCACCCTTAAAAACTCACAACTTATTGAAAAAACATGGAAAAGTATCCATAAGTTTGCTTCCATGTCCGCTAGAATATTTGGGATAACAGGTAGGGGCGGTGGCGCTAGTAGTCTAGGTATGGGCGCAATGCCTAATACTGGACCACTATCTGGTCAACAAAAACTAGGACTTGCTGCGGGTATTGGAACAACTGCCGCAGTGGCTGCACCAGCTTTGTTTATGGGCTTAATGCCAAATACAATGGCAGCTGTTACACAGCGCATGGCGGCAGAAACTACTGCTGGTGTAAGCGGTATGGCTCCTCGTCAAATGATCCTTGGTGCAAATAAAATCATTGCACGAGGTAATGGAGCCACTAGTGCGTATAGCCCTACAATGGCTGCTTCTGCAATGCTCTATCAAGGCGGTGTTGCTTTTGGCTCAAAAGGCTCTAAAAATATCTTTGGTGCTCTTTCAGGTCTTAGTGCGCTTACCGGCGGTACTAATGAACAAATAGCTGGAGGATACGCTAGTTGGAATAGCAATAATATGTTTAGCCTTGGTATTCGTACTCGTGATTCAAAAGGCGAACAGCGTAAACCCCACGAAATTATAAATGAACTTTGGAGGGTTATGTATGGGGGCAAAAAGGTAACTAAAGAGCAAGTAGCTATAGTGTTTACCCCCGGATCTCCAAGCAATCTTACTGTAATGAATGCCGCTAATGGCAGCCCAGAAATGTTTAGCGTTCTTGCTAATGGTCTTTTAGCTAAAGCAACAACTAGCGGTGAAGTTAGAAACTTAACTGCAAAATCATTAGCTAGCTCAGGTGCTGCATTAGACCTTGCAGGGGTACCTAAAAACTCTATATTTAGAGCTAACTTTAGAAACAATACTGCACAAAATAAAGCATTAGGGGCAACTGAAAAAGGGCTTTCAGAAGGGTACATGAGTGCAGTAAATCTTAATGCGTCTGCAACTCAAAACATGGCCGGCTTTGCTCAGGAAATCCAAGGTGCCACTGATGCTCTCATGAAGTTTAAGGGATTTTTACAGACAATGCCATCAACTGGTGGCGTTGGCGGCGGTATAGCTAGCGCAGTACAAACAGCTGGAAGTTTTGCTTTACAAATGGCAGTTATGAAAAAAATGATGGGCGGAGGACCGTTATTTGTAGGCCCTAAAGGCGGTGGAGGCGCTAAACCTAGCGGACTCCTAGGACCTAACGGAATGCCTTTAGCTGCAGCGACAACAACAGCTGCTGGTCCTGGATTTATGAGTTTTTTAACTAGAGGAGGTAAGCTTACTCCAACAGGAGTTTTAGGTGCAGGCTCAGTTGCATCAAAAGTTGGTAGAGCTGGACTTGCTCTTGGAGTCTATGCGGGAGGAGAATTTTTACAAAAATGGTTAAATAAAAAAGGAAAAAATTTACCTGGTTGGGCAAAATGGGCAGGTAACTTTGCGTATGATCTTGGTCAAGGTGCTTTAACTGGGCTAGCAGCTGGAGGATTACCTGGAGCCATTGCTGGAACTGCTGCTGGTGGTATTGGAAACCTTGCTACTGGAACAGGTATGGGTGGAGATAATCCTTCTGCTGGTAGCTCTAGTGGTGGAAAAACTAGTGGTTTAACTTTACAGCCGCCTGTTAAAGGACCTATTTCATCTGATTTTGGACCAAGACAAGCAGCACATGATAAGAATCCAGAAGTTAGTGCAAAACATAGCGGAATTGATTATGCTGTACCGGTAGGAACATCAGTTGCAGCTGCTGGTGATGGAATAGTTACTGAAACTGGTCTTCACAGACAATATGGAAACTATGTGATTATCAAACACGGTAGAAAATCTACTCTATACGCCCACCTAAGTAAGATTATGGTTGGAACAGGTAAAAGAGTAAAGGGTGGAGAGACAATTGCTTTATCCGGTGGTAGAAAAGGATCTTCGGGTGCTGGTAGTTCTACTGGTCCACACGTTCACTTTGAAGTAAGAAACAATGGTGGTGTTGCTGCCCAAGGTCGTGAAAATCCTCATGGATTTTTTGGTCAACTAGTTAGCAGCCTTAAATCAGCAGGCACAACCGGACTCAATATGATTAAAAAAGCAGTTAATACCGTTACTGGAAAGGATATCTTTTCATATAGTAATACTGCTTCTAACGAAAATCCTTTTGATTTTAGTCGTACCAGCGATGTCATTGGTATAAATAATACTAGTATTGCTAGTGCAATGAAGTACGCTTACCGTTCAGGTGCACCAATTTCATTTGCAGATATTCAAGGTTCTACTGAAGGCGGAGGTGCTGGGTCGTATAGCTTTAATGCTAAGATACCTGGTAAAAACGGAGAATTTATTAATACTAACGTAAATGCTAATGTTGACCCAGGTATCAATAAAGTTAGCGGAGATAAGGGCGGTATGGGAGGAGGCAGTAGAGCAGGTTTAATTAGGCTTCTTTACAACGCAGGCTTTAAAGGAAAAGCCTTAGAGACAGCTTTTGCTGTAGCTTTGGCAGAATCCGGTGGGCGAACTCATGCACATAATGGAGTAGCACCTGATGATTCTTACGGCATGTTCCAAATCAATATGATCGGTGATTTAAAGGGCGCCCGCCTATCTAAAAAATGGCGTAGTGCTGATGGCTCTAAGTTTAAATTATCCAACGTGGAAGATCTATATGATCCTATGCTGAATGCTAAAGTGGCCTATCATATGACTAAGCACGGTACTAATTGGTCTAGATGGTCTACGTACACTGGTGGAAAGTTTGTTGAGTTTCTAGATGATGCTCGTACAGCAGCCATAAAAGCAAAAATTCCATCATATGATGTGGGAACTAAAAGAGTCCCTAAAGATCAAATTGCTACTGTTCACAAAGATGAAATGATTCTTACTGCAAAAGAAGCAGAGAAAGTACGCAATGCTGTCTCCCCTTCTGGTGGGAGCACTGCTAATATTAACGTTAATATGAAAGTTACTCTTAACAATTCTTCTCCACAACAAGCTCAACAACTTCTAGCCTTCTTTAAAAAGCAGTTGAAGGAAGAACTTAAAAGTGAAGGGTTAGGTATATTCTAATGGCCTATGTGTATGACGTTACGGCTCGGGAGTATGATAATACAACCGCCACGCTAGGCGGCACTGCTTTAAATGGAAGCCCTAAAGTAAGCGTAAGCTCTGTAATTAGGTACATAGTTAAAATCTATGAATCAGATGGTACTACCAGATACAGTGGTACGGGTGTAAGTGTACATTGGGGAGTTGTTGCTAGTCAACCTAAAAATATTACTTGGGAAGATTATTTTAAGGTAAAAGGGATGCCGGATAATCTTAACTTTGTGGCAGATATTTCAGGTAAGGGCCCATCTACAATAACCCCAACTTTTACAGTGGAAGTAAATGGAGACGCAGCTACTTTACAGGGATCAATTGCTACTCCTATCTTTACTTTAGCTACTGTTACTACACTACCTACAGTACCAAGCCAAATTACCGCTGATTTAGTTGGTACTAACTCTTCTACAAAGGATGTTTACTATAATCCTTGTCCAGATGCGGTAAATAATGTGTGGGCAGCGGATATTAAAACTTTATCTGGCCTTACCTATAACCATGTAATTAAGTTTTATAAAAAAGATGGAAGTGCTGGTGCTACAGCAATATCCTATGGAACAGAGTATCAAAGGGTTTTAAAATACCTTCTTGATTTTAAATCTGGAATTTTTTGCCCGTCAAATAGAAAAGCTATAACAGGATCTAGTTCTTTTAATACAACAGCCTATACTGGACCTAGATGGAATCCCCCTAATCATAAAGGCACACGTGGGGACTCCCATGGAGAACGTACAGCAGGTGGTCATGCAGCAAAAGATACGAGACTTGGATACATGTACTCTAATACAGATTATAAGAGCAGTACACTTAATAAGCCTGTTTTAATGTCAACCACTGGCAAATCTCCAATTGCTGAAAACGCTGCGTGGGGATTTAGATTTCATTATAATCCTGGTGACTTTAGTTATCAAACTTCTGTAATGGAGGGTTTAAATATAGAATCAATTCAAAAAGACCCTACTCTTATAGTACCTGGTAATACTAGTATTACTTTAGGTCTTGTATTAAACCGCCAATTAGATATGCACTTGCTGGACCCAGCAAACCCAGAACGTTCTAAATGGGCTAGTCATTATGAAACAAGCTCTGTTCGTGGATCTTTGACAGAAGATCAATTAAATAACTTTTGGACTAGAGGTACGGAGTATGATTTAGAGTTCTTTTATAGAATTGTGTCTGCTATGGAACCAACTAAACGAACTCTATTAACAAATGGGGATATTACTTCAGATCTTGGGTTTGTAACCGTACAGCCCTTTTGGTTAACACTCCATGATAATATGAACTACTTTGTCAAGTTACAGAATATTAGTGTTTTTCATAGAGCATTTACAAAGAATATGGTTCCATACTTAACTGAAGTTACTTTAACAATGACACGAATGATGACACCAGAGCTTAATGTTACAGACATTGTAAATAAAACTACTGTTTCATATGATCCTCGTTCTGGTTTAAAGGTAGATTTTAACGGAGGTACGCCATGATAACTAGACTTTCACGCTATTTTAATGGAAAGTTATTTCAACCAAAACACAAGTATACAAGTGTACAAAATATTGTTGTAGACCGAACGTTTCCTTACTTTCAAAAAATAAGTTATCTTGATTACACCTGGATTTATGGAGATAGTTTAGGAGCATTAGCAGAAAAATATTTAGGGAATTCAAAGCTATGGTGGAGAATTATGGAGATTAATCAAGAGATTAGTGATCCATTCTCTATAGCTCCCGGCACTGTAATTAGGATTCCATATGGCTCTTGATCCAAAACTTGCTGCCAAGATTACCGTAACTGATGCGGATGATAGTGCTTTTGCTGTTGAATTTCCTAAATCACCTGATATTCAGTTTTTCTTAGTAAGTGCTAACTTGCATCAAGCTGCCGAAAGACATGAACGCCTTACTCTATACTTTAAAGGTGTTCCAACAGATCAAACTATGTCAATAGCTGCAGATGACCCTGTAATTTTTAAATACAGACGTGGTTTAGAGAGCGCTACTTTTAACGGCTATGTTCACAGTATCACACAGGAAAACACTCAAAATAATAATGAGACCTCTGTGACTTGTGTAGGCGCAACATACTATATGAAAGACACAGATCAGCAAATCTATAAGAATGTTAGCGCTGATCAAGTTGTATCAAAAATTGCAAGGAAATACGGGTTTACACCAATTACTCAAATACACCCTAGAAAGAGAAAATCTATTGTTCAAGCTGGATTAACCGACTGGCAAATGCTTACTAGCCTTGCTAGACAAACTGGTTATGCCCTATATTCATCTAATACATTTCTTGTCTTTATGTCTAAGGACAAGATTTATAATGATAAAAAAGTTAACGCCCCATACTTTTTTTATGTATCAGAAGAAGATGCTCCTACTACACCTTTTGGATTGCGTATGTACGGAACTATTCTTAATTATACTATTGAAGTATCAGATCAATCACCAGAGTCAGGAAGAGTAGTTGATCGAGTTCTTACTGGACGCAACAATCTTACAGGCACTGCTATTAAAGACACAATAGTATACACAAAACCTGCTTCTGGAACAAGTGCTGCTATACCTGGGGAGACTTACTTTGAATAAATCTCCTTTTACAAATGTCTTACCTAATGCTACGCCAAAGGCAAAGTTTAAACGGCATCAAGTTCATGAGGTCATTGATAACTTAAGTGATGCTAGGCATATAGGTAGAGACTACGCTTTAGCTACTAGATACACTCACCGTATGTTAGTAACTATTGCCGCTTCTCCTAATATTCGCCCTTACGACCCAATTTACCTAGACGGTTTATTAAATGGTTTATCAGGATATTGGACAGTATTAGAAGTTCAACATCTTTTTAACTCTCCACAAGCTAACTACACTATGAAACTACTAGTGGGAGCAGATGTACTTGGTGATGTCAACCCAAATGCTGGGGAAGCTTCTCAATTAAGAAACCTAAATGATTCTTTAATAAACCAAAATATCACAGAAAGCGCCTCTACTTTACTAGACACTTCCTTTAGTACTCCAGTAGATGCTGCTAACACATCTTCTTTATCTTTAATCACTAGTGATGTAGTTGCTCCTGTGGGGATGTTTATGATTAGTAGTACCCCTACCACTGAACTGGTTTCAACACCTACACCTGATTTCTCTATTGTTAAACGCCCAGTTTCCTGGCAAAGCCCTACACAAACAACTCTTACAACAACACCAACAGCCTCTGCGATGCCTAGCACATCTGCTACGGCAACAGTACCGACTCTTACAAGCGTATCTGCCGTAGTCAATACCGGTACAACCTATAATGCCGGCACAGTAACAGTAACTGTAGCCCCACAGACTACTGGTGGCTCAGACATTACCCTATACACCGTTACGACTACACCTACAACAAGCACATTTACAAGCACTACCTCAACTGTTACTGTTACTGGCCTGTCTTCTAATACTTCATATGTATTTAAAGGCAAGGCAACTAACGCAGTAGGTAACTCGACTATCCTTTCAAGCTCTAATACATTAGTAACAACTACGCCTCAGGCACCTACTATTGGTGCAGCTACTAAGATTAATGGGACTACGGTGACCGTAGCCTACACCGCAGGAAACACAGGGGGCTCTGCAATAACTGGATACACTGTGGTATCAAGCCCAAGCGTGAGTGGACTTATAGTTACTGGGGGATCTGGTATACTGAGTGTGTCTGGGGCATTTGCTAAAAATACGTCGTATACTTTTACCGTTGCTGCAGTAAATGCAAACGGCACGGGGGCGTATAGTGGCTCTTCTAATGCAGTTACAGGATTAGGGTCATCTAGTATGACCAACGCTAAAGTTTACTTTATGAAGGGATAGAAGATGGCTAGCGGACTTTTAGGAAAAGCTATACCGGCTCTTAATACGTGGAATAACGTATACACCGTTCCAACAGGAACATTAGCTAGTATAAGCATTAATGCGTGTAATCAGTCAACTACTGTTCCGGCAACCATTGATATAGTAATTTCTACCTCCTCTACTTTAGGAGGAATAACAACTAGCGAATATCTAATGGCTGCTACTGCTCTACCTGTATCCTCGGTAATTGAGCGTAGCGGTCTTGTTACTGATGATGTAAACGGAAAATACGTTTGGGTCAGGGCGTCTACTGCAAACGTATCATTTCAAGTATACGGGTATGAGGAGTAAAAATGAATGAGCTTGAATATAACCTAGATCCTCAAGGCCGTATACGTTTTCCCGGAGTATATTCTGCTAAAGTTATTTCTATTAACGACCCTTTAAATAAAAGCCGTATTCAAGTAACAGTTGACCAGCCTACTGGTTCAAAGGTAACCTCTTGGGCACAGGCTTGTTTACCCGTTCATCAAAACGCTATTCACCCTGATCACAACCCCCACTTAGCTACTTTTACTACCACTTCTGCTGGAGATCCCTCTCATACCCATAGCGTAACAGTATCTTTTGATAACCATGCCCACGTAGCCTCAACAGATCCCCAAGAAACTGATACCGTGAACGAGCATACAGCACACCGAATTATCCCTAGAATAGGACAATTAGTATGGGTCATGTTTATAGCAGGAGACCCTGATCACCCAGTCTGGATAGGAGTGCAGCATGACTAAAGCGATAAACTTTCCGTTTAACTTTAGAGGCAATGGCACACTTATTGAAACTGAGGACATAGCTAAGATTTATGTAGACAGAGTACTGACACTCTTGTCTACAAATACCGGTCAGCGCCCCATGGCTCAAACCTATGGCACAGACCTTTCTGAGGCGTTATTTGAAAATGATAACAAATTAGAAGCAGCTGTAAAGGAAGCGGTTACCTCTTCTTTAAATAGATGGATTCCAGAGGTTGTGGCAGAGGAAATCATAGTCGGAATGCCTGATGAAACAGGCATTGCTGAAGTAGATATTCGGTTGCGTTTACCAAATAACGTAACTACAGCTGTACAGATAAACACTGCTATTTTCTATGCTGACGGGAAGATTACACAACAATGACCAAATATCAGATTGACTACACCTCTAGAGACTTTGAGTCTATTAAAGCTGATCTAATTAAGATCATTAACTACCGCACCAATAATGAGTGGGATTTGAATGACCCATCAGATTTGGGAGCAATTCTTATTGAGTCATTTGCTTATATGGGCGATATGGTTTCCTACTATATTGATCGTGTTGCAAATGAGTCCTCTGTTATGACGGCTACAAAAGAAGAAAACCTTCTTAACTTTGCAACTCTTTATGGGTATAAACCATCTGGTCCTACATCAGCTACCGCAGACGTGACATTTACTAATATTGGAATAGCAAATATCGATATTCCTGTTGGAACTCAGGTTATTGGAAAGATCAACTATAACTCTTATACTGAAATTTATTTTGAAACTATTAACTCTGCCATTGGTCTTTTACCTGGTCAGAGCGTAACTCTTACTTGTCAAGAAGGTAAAACAGTAAATACTGATCGTCCTGATCTTATTGACCCAACAACAAATAAAGCCTTGCCAATTTCCTTAGGTACTTCCTCAGGAGCAGCTAATCAAGAGCTATCTCTCATTGATCTTAATGTTGTTGATACATCCTTAAAAGTGTACGTAGGACAAGGCTCAGCATTTGTTGGTTGGACCTATGTAGATTCCTTACTAGATCATGGTCCTGGGGAGACAGTATTTACCACCCGCCGTAACTCTGATGGAACTGTTGTTGTTATCTTTGGAGATAGCGTTAATGGCGCTATTCCTCAAGCAAATGCTTTAATTAGTGCTGTGTATAAAGTAAGCGCTGGCTTTGTAGGAAATATTGGAAGTAACGTTCTTGCTGAAGTTACTTACCTTCCAGGAAATACAAATTCAGAAGCGGTTACTTATCTTGAGGTTAATAACTCTGAAGCGGCTTATGGCGGAGCAGATGCGGACTCTTTTGACCAGTTACGAACAAAAATCAAAGCCGCTATTGCTACAAAAAGACGTGCAATCACTCTTATTGACTATGAGTATCTGGCTTCTTTAGTTCCACAAGTAGGAAAAGTAAAGGCAGATTCTTCTGTTTATAGCTCTGTACAGATTTACTTACAGACTCAAAATGATGGAAGTACCACCCCTGGAATTGTTAACAACGTTACTACTACTGTATGGGAAGATATCGCTACAAATATTTCTAGCTTTTTATCTGATAAGATTCCTGCAGGAACAACAGTGTCAGTTCTTCCCCCTACATATTCTCCTATTTATTTAGATTTAAATATTACTATAGATAACGCGTACAAGCAAGCAACTGTAAAGCAAGATGTATATCGAGGACTTATCGGTTCAGAGGGACTATTTTCATATGACATGAATACCTTTGGCAGATCAATTACGTTATCCAGTGTAATTTCAAAGATTTCAGCAATTCCTGGAGTGACAGATGTTGAGATTACCCGTATGGATACTGGGTATGCTATTGTATTAGGCAATATAAACCTAGCTGTTGGGGAAATTGGATACCTTATTCCAGGCAATATAACCTTAACATCTACAGGGGGAATGTAATAATGATCATCTATAGAACGATAAGGAACTAATATGGTAGCCCAATTTCCAACACAGGTAAGAGTTTTTTCTAATAAAAAAGACTTAACTAATACTGTTATGGCAGATCACGTAAACGCTCTGCAAGAAGAAGTAACAGCGATAGAAAACACACTTACTACTGATATCCTAACTTCTACCTATACTGGGGCTTTTGTTGCTACTACGGCTTGGACTACTTTACAGCAAAGACTGGTAAACATTGAAAAAGGTCTTGTTAATGGAGTACCTAATTCTCCATATGTAAGAACTGCTGGTGGCAGTACTCTAGCAAATAGTAGCGGTTTCGTAGGACTTAGCCTATCTACTAGTACTGGAACCAATAACTTAATATCAGCATTTGCATATGAGAATATTCCTGGGTTTAATGCTGGGGCATTAACATTTAACCTTAACTATAATGGTATTCCAAAAGTAGGTACTGGAAATGTACTTTATGTAGGTGGAATGGACTATAATGCTTTATTAGCGTTAATAGCTGCGGCTCAAAACACAGCAGATTCTGCAATAATTTCGGGAGCTATCCACCCATTTGTATTATCAGGTATGTGATATAAAAAATGGCAAAATATTCATATGATAAGTATGGTAATTTTATATACGGAGAATCAAATCCGGAAACAAGCCCATACTATCAAGCTAATATAGTTGCAGAGTCGGTAGACTATAATACTATTAGAATTTTGTGGCAACCTATAAGCCCAAATCCTGTAATTGGTACCCCTACCTGTTGGGCTTTAGTAAAAACATTTACTGGAAAACCAGATGATCCATATGATGGTCGTATTGTTATTGCAGATTCTATGGAAAGATATCAAACTTCATGGGTAGAAACCTTTGTAAATACTACTGATATAGAGATTAACTACTCTGTATGGGTATTTACTGAAGGATATGGTTGGACATTTTGTGGTAGTGCAAATGCACTTATTATTGCAAAGACTACTACTCCAGATTTAGTATCTAAATGGATACCTCGTGCATGGCAAAATGATAAAGAAGGTGTTGGAGATTCTGTAGGCGAGTACGAACTACAAGATCTTATGACAGCGATTACTGCGTACTCAATTGAATATGACAAATTTCGTTTAATGTCAAAAATGCTAGAAAAGGTAAATACTTCCAAGTATATTACTAATAACTATGCTTCTACTAAACTATTAGATTTTGGCTTTTCTTATGAGCCTAATTTGGGTGACCCTTACTATCGAACTTTAGCTATTTCTGGTGAAAAAATTAACAGCCTTAAGGGAACAACAGAAGGTATTTCTCAATACATAACTGCTCTTACCCACATACAAAACAAAATAGAAATTGGCCATAACTTAATTCTTGACTACAATGACTCCTCTTTTGAAGAGAGCACTGGTAGATGGGGACCCAATATTGCTTGGACAACCTATACGATAGAAGGCATTACCCCTCCTTCCCCAAATCTTTATGATATTGAAGCATTGCCTAGATCAGTAGGTTTAGGAAAAGTAACGTCAGGATCAAATTTAGTATTGGAACTTCCTTATTTACCATTAGCTACAACAATAGGTGGAGTTATTGATGGGTATTCCCAAATGATTCCAGTAAATCCAGGAACTAGGTATATATTTACTGGGTGGATTAAATCTGCTTCCTCATTTTCAATTCGAACAGAAATTCAATGGTATAACTCTAAAGGACAGGGTATTTCTACCACTCCAGTTAATTCTACTACTACTATTGCTGCAGGTAGTTGGACAGAGTTTAAGTCAGTATCTGATGCATATAGAAATGGTCAAATAGCGCCACCTGGTGCAAGATTTGCTTTAATTTCCCTTAGTACTACGGGAGCATATCCAACTTTTTATATAGACATGTGTCAGTTCTGTGAATGGCAGCACAGCCTTTCATATGAAGACCCAAGACTTATTAAAATTTACCTTCGTGGACAAGAAGAAAACTTACTGCTTAATTCGTCTTTTAAAGAGGGTATTGGTGGTTGGTTTGGAAAAAATGTTCAGCTAACTCATGACCAAAGCTCTGGATCTGGTTCTTTAGGAATATATCCTCTTGAAACAATACAACCTTGGGGATATTGGAATCAAATAAGTTCATTAATTCCTTATACAGGATCAATTGTTTGGTCAGATTGGGTGGAAGTAGACCCTGGCATTTCTTATACTTTTAGTATTAATAAAGATCAAAATCTTACAAACAAAATTATATTGGGTATTGAATTTTCTAACGTTAGCAGTGAAGAAAATCAATCCTATGTTACTTTACTTGGCGATACTCTTTACTATGATAGTTTTGAAACAGCAAACAAAAATAAACTTGAGGAACTATTTTATGATGTAACTACTCATACTATTAAAGCTTCTCCAAATGTTTTTTTTCAAGCTGGTGATTCTGTAACTATTATTGGTGCTAGTAACGCACTATTTAATGGAACTTGGACGGTTTCTAGTGCTGACACAACAGGTTTTTACATAAATAACGTATATTATGCTATTAATGCTAATTTACTTGAAGTTACTAATGCATATGCTGTCGGCACTACAAAAATTTACGGTAATGTTAATGAAGAGGTATATCGTTATAATAATGAGATATCTCCGGATACTACATCTGTTACGGCAGTCGCCCCACCCAAGACAAAAGATTCTGGAAAACCATACGCTCGTGTGTACATGCTTGGTGTTAATCAGTATGAATATCTAACTATAAAAAATGCTAGGTTTGCCCCTACTCTTATTGAAGACCGTAGTCAAGTAAAGGGTGATATTGTTTCACTTAATCCAACGTATAATACTATTTATTTTGATGGTAACGGAAATGATCCAGACGATATAGTTACTGGTTTTGATCCTATAACTACTCAATATTTTAATACAGAAGGCTGTTTTTGGGAAACATCTAAGCGATATAACTTTGTTAACAATTCTAATTTTGAAACTAACATTACTGGATGGTCTGCTGTAGGAAGTAGCGTACTATCTAGCAACACATCCTCTGGATATAGTGGAACAAAATCTCTTAAGGTAACTGGTAGCTCAGGAAGTGCTGGTGGAGCAACTACTACGGTTTATCTTCCATATCCTGCAGTTGGTGGAGAATCTGTAGCTATCTCAGCTTATGTAAAAGGTGCGTTAGGAACATTTTCTATAACAAGCCCAGATGCAAATGCTTTTCCTTATTCAGGAGATAAGTCTTTTTATTTAGACGCAACTCAAGCAACCTCATGGACAAGAATTGATAATGTTATTACATTAAATCAAAACCAAACTAGTTTTACATTAAATGTCAACTCTGTTCTTGATTCTGGCTCTACTATTTATAGTATTGATGCAGTACAGGCTGAGTGGGGTCAGGTGCCATCACACTTTATTACACTAACTGATCCTGGAACTTTTTCTTTCCCTAATCCAAATCAGACATCTAATACACTATGGTCTGCTTATAATCAAAATATTAATAACGGTAAAAGCTCATACATCTCAGAATGGGGCGTTAAGTTTAATCGTTTATTTGCAACTCTTCCTAATTTTGTTCCTACTGGAAGTAGTTGGACTATTAAAACTGGTTGGCCTAAACAACCTAGTGCAGACCTAGAGGAATCATTAATTCCTTCTTCTTCATTTGAGAATGATCTTGGAGACTGGAATAGTGATACAGCTCATTTGAAACGTGTTCCATATATGGGGTTGCACGTTGACTATGTAACACATGGAATTGCATATGCTGAAGTAACAACTCTTAGATCAGTAACTGATGAAAAGTATAATTTTGGTATCTCTTCGGACAAGATATATGTAAATCCAAATAAAGGATATTATGGATCTGTTGCTGTGCGCCCTGTTCCTGGAACCTCTGCTTCTGGATTTTACGGTATTGTAGTTGAAGCTTACAATGAAAATGATGTACTAATTCAAACATTTAATAATACTCTTAGAGTAAATACAGACCTTATTACTAATGGTATTGCCTTTACATCTAGCACAACAGCTCCAACGACTCCAGTTGAGGGCGATCGTTGGTTAGAGCCAGACAGTGGACGAATGTACACTTGGGTAATAGATGGAGACTCTTCTCAGTGGGCAGAAGTTGATGAGTATAACTATTATGTAGGTTCTAACCTAAACATTGATTCTCGCTATGCGTACAGCGCTACCCCACCAATTAATCCTATCGTAGGAAGCCGTTGGATAGATACAGATACCCAAATTGGCTACACATGGTTTGATGATGGAGATACCCAACAGTGGGTAGAGTTTGCAGTAATTTATTCAGATTCTTCTTCATACGTTGATGAAACATACTCTCCTCGTTGGGCCTACCTAAATATCGTTATTCCTAAGGGAGAACTACTTATCCCAATCTATGGTGGCAGCCCAACTCTGGTACCTCCTACATCTTTGGAGACTGCTGCATATGTTAAATTTAAAGTAGAGTGTACTCCTGACGTATTTGCTACAGGACAAGCGTTCCAGATAGATAGGGCTATTTTCCGAGAGTAATCTCGCAAAGTTGACAAATCCAAACTAAACGAGTAAAATAAAATCTATGGGCATAATTCTAATAGCAGCATTAGCGACAGCATTTATCCTAACCGCAGTTGAAAGCCTCCTCATTCCTTTAGGAAAATGGCGGGGGCTACTTGCGCTGGGCATATCAATGTTAGCGCTTATAAACCTTGAAGTCAAATGGTTGTACTTAGTCGTTTATGCCTTTGCGTCAACCTTTGTCGGACTCACCCTTTCTATTCTTGTAGACCAAATTTTTGCAGGTTCTACACGTAGAGATTTCCGTGATTTGCCAAGAAGGGTCGACGTACGCTAATATAGTATATAAGGAGGGTTATATGTTAAAACCTATTGTTAACCCAGGACTATCGTTACGTGCAAGATCTTTGTTCTACTACTTCCTTGAGAAGGGTAGACTCATGTCTGCAGATGAGTTGTGGGCGAGTAAAGAATTTCCCGAGGGCCGTGATGCTCTCGTCAACGCCTTGAATGAGCTAAAAGCCTTCAAGTACGTTCGTGCTGTCCGCACGAATGTCAATGGTCGCTGGGTCCACCAGCTTAAATTTACCGACGCCGCCCTGAAGTTATTGGGCGATTCCGTGCCCGGATTCTCAGGGCATATGTATATCTATAGAGATGTGTCTGTCAATACTAGTACTAGTACTAGTGACTTAACCACTAGTAGCAAGCATATAGATACAGTTACTAACGTAACTGTATCTATACCCGAGCAAGCTCGGGAAGAAGGAGAAGCAATGGCATGGAATCTTGATGGAGAAGAAACACCCGATGGCGACTTTAAAAGCAAGTCTCAGTTACGCAGAGCTAATATTATGCAGGAGGCCGAAGATACTCCTGGCGCTGTTGGCAAACTTGAAGATCGTCAAAAGAAGCTTAACAATAAATACAAGCGTGCTACCAAAGCACAACACGCTGGGCGTAACCGCAGAGATGTTCCAGAGGCCGATTGGACTACAACAGATCTAATCGCAGAGTTCTATGCGTTAACTGATGAGAAGGCTCCAGGTGTACCTGGGCAGGTTAATCAGGTTCGCATGGCAGGCTGGATTAATCAACAGGTTGGGCTTGGTACAGAGCGTGCAGTAATCCTTGCAGCGATTCGTATGTTCTTTGCGGATCCACGAATGCTTCACGATGCTGGAGTAGGCAAGCCACTCTACCAGCGCTTCTTTGGCTACTATCTCACAGTTCACGGGGTGGTTACTAAGAAAGCAACTGTTTACGAAGACGAAGAGTTCCTAGCTCACCAAGAAAAGATGTTACGACTACTGAGAGGCGAATAATGTTTGACCTAAAAAGCTTAGCGCCCAGCCGTCGTTCTCAGATTATGACAGCAGGACTGCCAATGAAAACTATCGGTATGGAGTTCTCAGATTTGGATCCAACTCCAGCTTTGGAGATTGTGAAGAACTGGGTAGCCTCAGTCATCGAAGGTAACGTTATCCAAGCAGTCGGAAAAGGCTCCTGCGGGGTCGGATTACTCCTGGTAGGCAATCCAGGTCACGGCAAGACTACTATGGCCTCTACGGCCCTCCAGGAGCTTATTAGGGGTATTCCAGGGGACGCCTCCGGTGTACTGCCAAGGCACTTTGGGGGGTTTATGGACTACCCCAAGTTTTTAAGGCTACAACAGAAAAACTGGGGCAATGACGTAGACGACCAAAGTGAGATTTCTTTCCGACTTGACAGCATACGGGGTGATGCTGGTAATATGAATAATACAAGAGTATTTATTCTCGATGACTTAGGTAAAGAATACAGAACCCAGTCTGGATGGTCAGAGAACCAGTTTGATGCTTTGTTGCGTTCAAGATTTAATGCGGGGTTACCCACAATTGTCACAACAAACGTACCAAAACAAGATTGGGGAAAGGTTTACGGAGAACCCATGGGTAGTTTCGTAAACGAAGCGTTTATTCCAGTTGTAGTATCGTCTAGTGAAGGGGATCGTCGAGGAAAATGAGAGAGACTACAATGACCTGGCAAACCACACAGTTGTTTTTATCTACTACAGGTGTACATGAAGTTCAAATTAACCTTGACAACCAAAAACTTCGATGCAACTGTCAAGGAGCAAGTTCTCGCAGTTACTGCAAACATATGGTTTTTGTTGATAAGCGTATGGAGCGTAACGGTGGGGTTTATCCTGTTGAAATTTCTAAAAATGCAAAAATGGAAGACGCAGCAATTGCTAATTTAGATCCAGAAGCATTTAGAGAATTTTTAGTTAGGTACGGCAAGATTGAAGTAGTTTAGATATGAGAGGGGGCGACATATCAAATGAGGTTCCAGCTCGTATGCTTGTCGCTCTTGACTGCATATTAAACCGAGAAATTAAAATAACTAAAGTTTTAGGTATTCCAGTACCTAAAGAAGAAGTTACATATAGTCGCATCTCGTTAGCAATGTTTTGGCGATTTGCAGAGAAGTATGGTTATACGCTAGAATTAGTAGGGTTCGGTCATTCTCAAAAAGAAATGGATGATGTACTTGAGGATCTTCATAATTTAGGTACTAACCCATTTAGTTATTCTACCGCCTATAACGTAGTGGCTGACTTAGTAGCAGAGTTGCCTTATAGACCTGAAGTAAAAAACGTAATTGATATACCCAGTCGTAGTTTGCGTTATGGGCATTGGTATTTGGATTTGGAGGCATTAAATAATGGCAGCAGATAATGAAGAGCGGTTACTTTCTCGTGTTATCAAAACAAGAGATCTTTCCCGTGCATTAGAAGCTGGTGTAACAGAGGAATGGTTTTACGTAGACGAGAATCGTGCTATGTGGAAGTTCTTAGTTGCTCACTGGTCTAAGTACCAAGAAGTACCTACCGCAGTAACAGTTAAAGATAACTTCCCAACTTACCGGTTACTTGCTGTAGAAGACTCCGCTGAGTACTTAGTAGACCAGCTTGCTGAATACAGACGACGCCAAAAAGCTATTGAAGTAATCCAGAACGCAGCTGAATTTATTGCGGAGGGAAACCACGATGAGGCTATTGCTGAAATGGGCCGTGGGCTTTCTGCTATCCATGATGAGACTAGCGGAGAATCAGAAGATGAGAACCTTAGCAAAGATGCACTAAAGCGTTACGATGAGTACCTTGCAATTAAGACCCGTCCTAACGGATTACTTGGTATCTCCACCGGATTTAAAACTATTGATGATATTACGGCAGGTATCTTAAAGCAGCAGCTTTGGACAATCATCGCACCGCCTAAGACAGGTAAATCTGTGTTAGCTATGCAGATGGCAATTAGAGCACAAGATGAAGATCTTAAAGTTCTCTTTCAGTCTTTTGAAATGACTGCTCGTGAAATGAAAACTCGTTATGATGCTATGCGTGCCCACATCTCTCATGCTCGTCACATTCGTGGTGCGTTAACTTCCGTTGAAGAAGAGCGGCTACTTGCTCACTTAAATACTGAGCGTAATGATTTTATTATGCCTGATGCAATCTCTGCCCGTACAGTCTCTGGCTTGTCAGCAAAGATTGAAAAATTTACCCCTGATATTGTTTTTGTAGACGGTGTTTACCTTATGCACGATGAGGCAACAGGTGAAACAGAGACAGAGCGTGCTCTACGTAGCTTAACACGTAGCTTAAAGCGCCTAGCACAGCGCTATGATCTTCCAGTAATTATCAGTACTCAGTCTCTTCGTTCTAAAATGCGTGGTGGCAAAGTAACTTCTGATTCTATTGGGTACACTTCTTCGTTTGCTCAAGACTCGGATATGATCCTAGCTTTGCAGCGTCAAGACGAAGAGGACGACAGTTCTCGTTCATTGTCTATTGTAGAAAGCCGTATTTCCGGTAAAGGAAGTACTGATCTTCTATGGGACTGGGAGGAGGGCCGCTTTGAAGAATATGGCACCTTTGGTCAACAAATCACCTTTTGATGGTACTCAGCTATGCGTAGATGCGGATCCGGAAATCTTTTTTCCTCAAACGTATACATACCTAGATAAGGATACTGTAAACGCTGCTAAAGCAGTGTGCGGTGATTGTTGGATGCAGAAGGACTGTTTAGAATATGCACTAAACGAACCAGGTCTAGAAGGGATCTGGGGAGGAACAACCCCACTAGAAAGAAAGCGGTTAAAAAAATTAAACATATTAACGATGTAAAACCTGACTACAAAAATGCACTAGATGTACGTGGTGAGCCAACAATGGTTTGTCCATGTGGATGTTATGTGTGGAATCTTAAAGTAAGCTTTGATGAAGAAGGCGTGATCAATACCTACTTTACAGATATGGAATGTATTGAGTGCGGAACACTAGCTACGGCACCAATGCCAGGAGTTAATATCGGTTTGGAGGACTAATGTATCGTCAGGGTGATGTAGAGAGCGCATTACTCCGTCTTGGTATTGAAGTAGACCAGCGGGGAGATGAGCTATTAGGCCTGTGCCCAATGCACTTAGAGCGCACAGGAAAATCAGATTCAAATCCTTCCTGGTCTATGAATTCAGAGACTGGTGTTCATCACTGCTTCTCTTGTGGTTACAAAGGAACGCTCCTTACTTTAGTTGCTGAAGTTAAAGACTTCAACACTCAGTGGGATCGTCTTGACTTTGATGCTGCAAAGGATTGGCTACGTAGCAATATCGAGGTTAACTTCGAACTACTAGCTAAGCAGTTAGATGAAGCTAAAGAAGCTTACATTCCTGTCCAACGTTTGTTGGAGATGAGTGAGGCACGTCTTGCAGTCTTTGCAGACATTCCACCACAGTGGGCGCTAGACGCCCGTAATTTAACTGCGGATGCGTGTGTTACTCACAAAGTTAAGTGGGATACCAAACAGAATGCGTGGATCACCCCTATTAGAAATCCTGAAACCCACTCCCTATTGGGGTGGCAAGAAAAGGGACAGAGCAATAGGTACTTCCGCAATCGCCCTGCCGGTGTAGAAAAGTCTAGAACCTTATTTGGTCTCGATGTCTGGAAGGGAGGCTCTATGATCGTAGTAGAGTCTCCTTTAGACGTCGTACGACTCTCATCATTGGGAATATCTGGTGGTGTCTCAACCTATGGGGCGTCAATTAGCGAAACACAAAAGAACTACATGCGTCAAGCTGAGAAGTTGATTATTGCCTTTGATAACGCTATAATGGATAGTGCGGGGTTAAAAGCCTCGCAAGATATGCTTGCCTACGGTAAGAAGACTGGCCTTGAGTGCTACTTCTTTAACTATGGTAAGAGTGAGTACAAAGATATAGGAGATATGCCAGAGCAAGAAGTTTGGGATGGAATACGTACATCTAAACATTCAGTATTTGGAGAGGCGGCATTTGTATGACACACGATGAACTGCTGGCAGAAATAAATCTAGCATCAATAGGTGAGTATGCCAGCCTTGCTGTAGCCCTAATTGCAGTAGTGGAATTGCATAAGCCAAAAGAAGAAGATGGCAAACTGTGGTGCATACACGAGGTTTGTTACAACCACGTAGAGTTTCTTGAACGAAATGACTGTGACTGTTCCTATCCCTGCCCAACTATTGAGGCAATAATTGAGGAACTTAAATGAGTAAAGCAACTTGGGAAGAATGGATGGATGTACCCAAAGAAGTGCAAGATGTTATTGCAAAAAATATTGCTCGCAAACTAAGGGAAGAATACCCTCATCCATCTGAAGAGGCTAAGGCTTGGGCATATGCCTATGCAGAAGTAATTGAAAAGGAGTTGCAATGAGAGGTGTATGTAGCATTAATACGTGCGAAATGTATATGGACAAACGCACAAAAATCACCAGAAAAGTAATACCAATTCCAAACAAAATTCACGAATCATTTGAGTGGGCTGCGGTTGATAGTAATATTAATATATGCTGGCATTGCGGTGACAAAATATTAAAGGCTATCGAGAAGGAGTTGGGATGATTATAGGACTAACAGGTTACGCTCAGTCCGGTAAGGACACCGTAGCTAGTACCTTAGTAAATAACTACGGGTTTACTCGTGTTGCTTTTGCAGATAAGATTCGTGACTACCTTTATGAAATGAATCCTATGGTAGATAACATGTCTGGACAACCAATTTATCTTAAAGAATTGGTTGATATTGCAGGTTGGGAAAACGCTAAAAAATCTCCTCATGTACGCCGTGCATTACAGAATGCTGGTGTTGCTGCCCGTACAATATTTGGACCTCAATTTTGGGTGCACGAGGCCATGAAAACTATGCTTAATGATCCTAGACCAGATCTTAACTACGTCATAACAGATGTTAGATTCCTAAATGAGGCAGATATGATACGTGCTAATAAAGGCCAACTTTGGCGCATAAAGCGTTTAGGCATAGAAGCAGTAAATAGTCATGTGTCAGAACATGAACTAGATAACTATGCGGTTGATCAAATCTTTACAAATAATGGTACCCTAGAAGACCTAGAGGCTATGATTAATGCAAGAATGGTGGCGTTAGTCTAATGTGGTCTTGGATATTAGCTATTATTGGAGTAACTGGTATTTACTTTGTAGGGCGTAAAACCCTCTGGGGTTGGTTTGTGCTCTTGTTTAACGAATGCCTATGGATTACCTATGCCATTATTACAGACCAATATGGATTTATATTCTCTGCTTTAGCATACGCAGCAGTTTACATACGATCATATTTACATTGGAAAGCTGAGTAATGTCATTCACTGGAACTTTATTACCCTACCAGGTTGAGGCTGTAGATGCCATGGTGGCACGCAAGAAAATGCTTGTTGCCTATGACCTGGGTTTAGGTAAGACTGTTCTAACTATTGCAGCAATAGAAGAGTTGAATTTAGAAGAGCCTGGTATTGTTATATGCCTATCCAGCCTTAAATATCAGTGGGCTGAACAAATCAGAAAGTTTACTGATGTTGGAAATCCTTTGGTCATTGATGGCACCCCCAAGCAAAGAGCCCTCCAGTATGAGCAAGCGCTCACTGGAGAGTACACTCATATCATTATCAACTACGAGCAAGTTGTTAACGACTGGGAGCAAGTACGACTACTCCCACAGGGATTCATTGTCTGCGACGAAGCAACCGCAATTAAATCTTTCAGGTCTAAACGATCAAAGCAAGTAAAGAAGTTAGAAAGTAAAGTTAAATTTGCACTTACCGGAACTCCTATTGAGAATGGTAAGCCTGAAGAGCTGTATAGCATTATGCAGTTTATTGACCCTAAGATCTTAGGGCGTTTTGATTTATTTGACCAAACCTTTATTGTACGTAATCGTTTTGGTGGGGTAGAGCGTTACCGTAACTTACCTACATTAAGCAAGACACTTGCTACAGCGACAGTACGCAAACGCCAACAAGACCCAGACGTTGCACCATATCTTCCAGATACTATCTTTGCAGAACCTATTTTAGTATCTTTTGATAAAGCTGGATCAGCGCTATATAAGCAAATAGCAAATGAAATACTAAATGATTTAGATGATGCTTTAGATAGTTACGGCAGCTCCTTTGACTTATTTTCACACTACTCTGGTGAACATCAAGATGAGGCTGCCAATGCTCTTAAAGGAAAGATTATGTCTAAGCTTACTGCATTACGCATGCTTTGCGATAGTCCGTCTTTGTTGTCTAACTCTGCTGGTAAATACCGTAAAGATCCTGACAATGGGTCTAAATATGTTAATGATTTAGATGAGGCAGGCAAGTTAGCTGTGCTTAAAGCAAGTCCTAAAGCTAAAGCACTTGAGTCTTACGTAGTTGACTTCTTAGATAGTTATGAAGGCAACAAGCTAGTAATCTTTACCAGTTATGTGCATATGGTAAAATTATTGCACAAATCTTTAGAAAACTATTCACCACAAATGTATACAGGAGAAATGAATGCAAAAGACAAAGAAGCTGCTAAAGTTACTTTCCAAACTGATCCAGGTTGTCGTATTCTTATTAGTTCTGATGCCGGTGGCTATGGTGTGGATCTGCCTCAAGCTAATCTCCTTATTAATTACGACCTTCCGTGGAACGCCGGTTTGGCTCTCCAACGCAATGGCCGTATACGAAGAGCCTCTAGTACTTGGCCTACAATTGTTATTCAAGACTTCTTAATGGAAGGATCCATTGAGGAACGTCAACATGCTATGCTTGTACAAAAGATGGCTGTGGCTAATGCCGTACTTGATGGGGAAGGAATAAATGATGCAGGTGGAGTTACCCTAACTGCGGGTACACTTAGGGCTTTTTTAACGGCTATTTCAGTCTAATATATAACTACTATGCCTAATGCGCCTAAAACCCCGACACGTACTATACGTGTGTCAAACGATCTTTGGACTGCTGTTAAAGACAAAGCCGCTATTGAAGAACGTACCGTTACGGACGTTATTATTCAGGCTCTAAAAGCCTATATTAAGGATTTGCATTCTACGGATTTATAGTCTATAATATTACTATAAGGGGGTAAAAATGCCAAAAGTTATAAGCAAAGAACCAAGCAAAGTTGAAGACCCATTTTTGGGTAAAGTCCGAGAATTCCTTGGGCTTCGTAGTCGTGTAAAAGACCTAACAGCGCAGCAAGATGCTATTAAATCAGAGCTGTCTGATATTGTAGATACTGACGGTGAACCTGACGAAAAAGGTAGCCTGTATGTTTATTTACCTGAAGAAATTGATGGGTATGTTGCACTAAAACGTGAGCGCAAAGTTTCACAGTCTCTTGACGCAGACACAGCAGAAAAGCTTTTAAAAGAAAAGGGCTTATTTGACCGATGCTACATACTGGAGCCCGTTCTTAAAGAAGATGAAGTTATGGCTTGTCTATACGACGGGTTGCTTTCTGAAGAAGAAATTGATATAATGTTTCCTAAGAGAGTTTCATACGCTTTTATTCCAGTAAAGTCTTAACAATGTCCGACAAGGTCGAAGAGTTCTTTGGAAGCCTGGATGATTACTACCCAGGCTCTAAACGTAAACGTCGCCCTATTGATCCAATTGTTTCAGATAAGAAAAAGAAAAAAGAAGAAGCAAATTCCTGGGATGCAAATCCTCAGGTAAAAACCTTACCTAACGGTAAGACAGTAGAGCTGTTTAGTGCAGGGTCATTGTGCCAAGCATTAGGCAGACCGATAGTAACTCTACGGCTGTGGGAACGTAAAGGTTATATACCGCGTGCACCTTACAGACTGCGGTCTATGATTATAGATGGAGTAAAGAAGCCAGGTTGGCGTATGTACTCTAGAGCTATGATCGAGACTACTATCAAAAGTTTCGAGTCCAGGAAGCTACTTAATGCTCCCCGGATTGATTGGAATAAGTTTCCAGACTTATCATTTGAATTAATGGAAGACTGGAAACAAATTCACGATCAAGAAACTGCTTAATCAACTTAGCGCAAAAGCTCACCCGAGCTTAGCTATCAACCTACAACCGAAAGGACGCCATGAGCGCCGCATCACTAAAGCTAAAGAAAGAAACACCTAATGTAGATTCATACGGATCTGCAGACCTTGAAGAAGAACTCTTTGAGGTAGAAGATGAAAATGAAACTCCTGCTCGTTCATCTTCAGTACAATCAGGCTGGGCTGCTGCTAAAAAAGTAGCAAGCTCACAATCTAAGTCTTTTGCAACTGATTTCAAGTTTGACGAAGACGTGCAACTAATCAAGTTTATCTCTGATGAACCAATGGCTTTTATGCAACACTGGGTTAATCGCCCAGGTAAAAAGTCATTCATCAGCATCGGTGAAGATGATCCACTACTAAAGGTTGGAAGTGTTCCTTCCCCTAAGTTTGCATTCACCGTACTAAATATCTCTGATGAAGAACCAGAGGTACAGTTAATGACCGTTGGGGTGCGCCTTTGTGGTCAGCTAGAGAAGCTTGCTTCGAATCCGAAGACAGGTCCTCTAAATCGTGCTGATCTCTATTGGGCAGTAAGCAAGTCTGGTCAAGGCACCAAAACTTCTTACTCTGTAGTTCCTGTAAAGGAACGAGACCTCGCTGAAGAATGGGAACTTGATCCCGTTGCTGTTGCTGAGTTGGTCAAAACTGCTAAGCCTCTAGGGTCTGAAGCTCTCCAGACTTCTACCAAGGCCGAGTTGGCAGAGATTGCTCGTGAAATCGCAGCAAGCATCTAAGTAACCCATAAACGTTGTGGGGGCCTGGTTTTTAACCTCCTTTCTACAGGCCCCCACAGCACCTATTTAAGGAGAGCAATGAACATTATTACTACCACAGAACAGCTTGATGAGTTTGTTGCTGCCTACGATAAAGTAGATGCATTTGTCTATGACGTAGAAACTGTTGGAGTACACCGAGGAGATCCACGACAGAATATTGTTACGTGGATTGCTTTTGCTACTAACGGCCGTGTAGATGTTATTCCTATGGGTCATCCAAATGGTGATTATATTCGTACCAATTTTCCCCTCTTGCCTTCTGCTCAAGACCGTATTATAAAAGGACTTGCTATTCGTCCATCAGACTACAGCAAAGATGAGCGCAAAGCAACTAAAGTATTTACAGAAGCACCAGAGCAATTAACTACTGGTGAAGTATTCAAGGCTCTTAAGCCTTTGTTTAGAAGTGATAAACTAAAGATCGGACACAACTTAAAGTTCGATCTGCAGAGTGTAACCAAGTACCTTGGTGCCCTGCCAGCGCAGCCGTACGCTTGTACCCTCAATGCTGCGTTTATTATTAATAGCCAGAACCGTCTCAACTTAGGTCTTGATGATTGCCTAAAGCGTGAGTTTGGTTACGAAATGGTTAAGGGTGTGGGTAAAGAAGTCGAAGTCTACAGCTTTGATGAGGTTGCTACCTACGCTGCCTTAGATGCTGAGTGGACGTGGAAACTGTGGCAAAAGTACTCCCAAGATCTTGACAATGATAACTTGCGTGGACTATTCCGTCTTGAAATGGATGTGCTTGAGGTTATCTCTAATATGGAGCTTCATGGCGCTAACATTGACGTAAGCCAGTTAACAAAGCTTAAAGCGGAGCTTGAGGTACAGCTGGAGACTACAAAAGCTACTATCTACAGGCTAGCAGGTAAGGCTTTTAATATTAATAGTATTCCTGAAAAGCAAAGACTTGTTTTTGGCGCTAAGAAAGATGGCGGACGAGGTTTAAAACCTAAGGGACGTAATGCGTTAACTCCAAAAGGTACAAAGAATGAAGAAAGCGGAAACGCTCTTTCTATTACAGATTACTCTGTATCTGAGCCAGCATTAAAAATCTTTCAAGGCAAAGATGCTTTAGTAGATGCTCTACTTAACTATGCTGATTTAAATAAACTATTAACTACATATGTTATTCCATACTTAGGTGGAGACATTACCCGTACAACTTCAGGTAAAGCTAAGATTGTTGCTAAGAAGAGTCTGTTAGTTAAGGGAAAGATCCATACTGATTTTATACAGTATGGTGCTGAAACGGGTCGCTTTGCTTCACGCAACCCTAACCTTCAAAATATCCCTAACTCTAAAAGTGTCAACGGTAAGGCGATCCGTAACCTCTTCGTTGCTCCGGATGGTTACAAAATGATTGTGGCTGACTACTCACAGATCGAACCACGTGTCACCGCTTCCTTCAGCGGGGATCGCCTTATGTGTGAGGGTTACTTAAATGGTGAAGATGTGTACGTAACCATGGGTAAGCTTATGGGTATTGATGATCGTCCCAAGTGTAAGACCTTGTTTCTTGCTGTTATGTACGGAGTTGGCCCAGATAAAGTAGCAGCAGATATTGGCTGCTCTGTTAGCGAGGCTCGTGACTTGTTAGATCAGTTTGCAGGTAAATTTCCTACTGTTATGCGTTATAAGAAGCAAGTCATTTCTGACTCACGTCGACGTGGCCCAATACCTTACGCCAAGACTTATTTAGGACGCCGCCGTTACTTGCCTAATCTTCGTTCTGGTGTAATGTGGGAGCGTGCCCAGGCAGAGCGCCAGGCGTTTAACACTGTTATACAAGGGTCTTCAGCAGATCTTATAAAGCTTGCTATGATTAGGGCACATAAGCTAATCCCGGATAAAGCAAGCCTTATCCTTACCATCCACGATGAACTTGTAACTGTTACTCCAGAGAATTTGGTAGAAGAAACAGAAGCAGCAATTCGTGAGGCTATGGAAGGAATTACCGCTCTCAGCATTCCGTTGTTAGCAGAAGTAAGTATTGCTAATAGATGGGGAGATGCTAAATAATGTTTGGTAGAAAAAAGAAACAGTCAGAACAGCTGTCTAGGCTATTGAGTGTGCCGTTGCCTGTTTTAATTAGACAAGTTATTTACGATTCTATGTTAGAGCCAGCAGAAGACATTGCTGAAGCTTTAGGCTTACCTCCAATTTCTGATGAGGTATCTGAAATGGAAGAGCGTGCAAGTCAAGATCGTTTGCAATTCTTTTCTCAACTACTTCCTTTTATTGACTCACATGCAGATATTGCAGCAAAGATTGCTTCAGCAGCATATGTGTTTTCTGATGAAATTGACACAGAAGAAAAAGTAGAGAGCATTGATTTAGAGGAAATGACTAAGTTATTTAGGCTTGTATCGTTGTCTGCGTCAGTATCTTGCATCTCTACATTATTTAGTTTAGACCTAATACACTTGAATGGAGCAAAGCATGGCAAATAATGATTGGTGGGCTAACAAGTTAGGTGGAAAAACCGGTTCTTCAAGTTCTACACCTGCAGTAGGTCCTGCACCCAACGTGCCATACAGCCCTCCTGCACAGCAACCAAATGTACAGGTTAACTATGATCCTGAAAATGATCAGTTAGTTTCTAAAGCTAGGACATCACGCATGTCTGATCGTTGTCCTGAATGCAACAGTGGTAACTATTTTGCTCCACAAGGTACGCAACGAATGCGTTGTTACGACTGCGGGTACCCTGTAATGCAGTCTGGTTCAGGTGCAGGAATGCCTAGTGGAAGTAGCGCAGGGCCTACTCAAGCTGCAAAGCAAGTGGGACAAAAGGGCGGGTTTAATCCAAACATAATTGTAGATAGGATCGGGTAATGAAACTTAACGCAGAAGCTTTAAAAGTTGTAGCAAACATTAACAAAAAGGTTGGTGCGGGCACTGTGTTACTTGCTAGTCAAGTGCGATTGCCTGAACGTATCACTACCGGATCACTTACTTTAGATGTAGTTCTTGGCGGCGGTTGGCCAATGAATCATTGGGTAGAACTAGTTGGAGAAGCATCACATGGTAAGACTGCTCTTGCTCTACGTACTATTGGTGCTAACCAACAAAACAATCCAGACTTTACCGCTGTTTGGATTGCAGCTGAAGCGTTTGACGCACAGTATGCAGAATTATGCGGGGTTGACACAGAGCGTGTCATTCTTGTAGAGACAAATAGTATGGAGGATGCTTTCGATGCAGTTATTCAATTCATGGAAAGTAAAGCTGTTGATATGGTCGTTGTTGATTCTCTTCCTGCCCTGGTTCCTAGTGCAGAGGACGAGAAGCACATGGAAGAGTTCACCGTTGGACGAGGAGCACTCATCACCAACAAGTTCTTCCGTAAAGTAGCCTCAGCTACTAAACGTGACTTAATAGAAGCAGAGCGCCCTGTATTAGGGCTTATGATCAATCAGTATCGAATGAAAATTGGAGTTATGCATGGAGATCCACGTACCACCCCAGGTGGTCTTGGAAAAGACTACGCCTATAGTATCCGAGCAGAAGTCAAGCGCGATGACTGGCTGGAGGTTGGGACTGGGCAGGATAAGCGTCGCATTGGACAGACTATCCGAGTTAGAACCATTAAGAATAAGACCTTCCCGCCACAACAAACGGCGTACCTAGACTTTTACTTTGCAGACGGCGGCCCAATTGATGCTGGAAGCTATGACACTGGCAAAGAGATTGTTGCCCTAGGTATACTAAACGGTATCATTGACCGCAGGGGTGGCTGGATGTATTACGGGGACCGTAAGTGGCAAGGTGCTCAAGCGTTGATCGAATCCCTTCGTGAGGAGGTAGACTTAGCTAGTGAGATTAGCACAGCCGTAATGGATACGCTAAGATCTGCTCCAATCTTGTTGCTTAACAAAGATGACAGTGAAGAGTGAAGGACAAAAGCAATCTCTTAAACATGAAAAACGTTTAGAGAAAGCAATAGGCGGCCAGCGCAGTGCCGCTTCCGGTGCATTTTGGTCTCGTAAGGGGGACGTCAGAAGTGACGACCTTCTTATTGAACACAAATGGACGGGAAAGAAACAAGTTACTATTAAGTCTGACGTACTTAAGAAAATAACTATTGAAGCAATCTTAGATAGCAGAATGCCTGTTCTTGGGTTGCATCTTGACGGTGAGAATTATGTTGTTCTATGTGAGGAGGATTTCTTTGAGTTACGTAACTCAGTAAAAGGTGAATAATGCGATATAGCGATGACCCGTCATGGACATGGCGGTATGAGGCTAAGTGTAGGGGCGAAGACACAGAGTTATTTTTTCCACCCCGTGATAAGGCTTTATACAAACCTATCGCAGATAAAGCTAAAGCAATTTGCTTAGGCAAGGATGGGCGACCAGTTTGCCCAGTTAGACAAGAGTGCCTTAAAGAGGCTATAATGAATGAAGAGCTTCACGGAATATTTGGTGGGATGTCCCACAGAGAACGGAATGCAGTAAAACGTAAAATTACAAAGCAGGGGATTACCCTTGATGAGTGGTTAGAGAAAGAGGGCAGAAAGTATGGGAAAACCTAGAACTATTGCTAGCAAGGACTTAAAAGCGTTCCTTGATGCTAACAAGCGTACCACTAGACTTATGGGCGCTATTGAACGACATGTAATTTCTAAACCATTTGATAACCGCAATATGAAGGTTATCCACCCCTCAGATATTATTAAAGATGAGTGGTGCGGTCTTGCACAATACCACGCATTACTTGGGAACTATAAAGAAGTAAGAGATAAGCCAGCACTGCGTATGTCATCTATCTTTGCTGAGGGTCACGTGATCCATGCTAAGTGGCAGCAATGGCTGCAAGAAATGGGTGTGCTCTATGGTTATTGGAAAAAGGGCAACAAGAAAGTTGGCCCGGTACTAGCTTCTGAAGTATCTAAAACTCACACGTATGCTGAGTTCCCACTGACTAGTGCTAAACATATGATGGCCGGTCACACTGATGGTTGGGTCAAAGGAATTGGTGAAGATTTCTTAATTGAGATTAAGTCTATTGGATCAGGCACACTGCGTTATGAAGCGCCTGCAATTCTTGCACAAGCTGAAGGTGACATTGAGAAGGCATGGAAAAATATTAAGATGCCTTTCCGTGCACACCAATTGCAAGGTCAAGTTTATTTGCACTTATGCCATTTAATGGTAGAAGAAGGGTTGATCCCCTCAGCACCAAATGAGATTGTTTTTATCTACGAGCTTAAAGCCAACCAGGATTATAAAGAGTTTGTAGTTCAGTACTCTCCTGAGTTTACTGCTGAAATCTTTGAAAAAGCCAGAGATGTAGCATGGGCTGTAGAAAATAGCCGACCACCTGTTTGTTCAACCGACCCAGAGAAGGGATGTAAACGCTGTGAGCCTTTCCGTATCTAAGAGAGCTTTAGACACCATTACTGAGTTAGGCTTCCCACTAAGCCCTAAACCTAAGTACGATATACCTGGTTTGCCCCGTGACATTACAGAGTTAGACGATGAAGGCCTTATGGATCTTTTTGTTCAGTTCACACAGTGGAATGATCATTTAGCTGGTGCACACGCTATTGCTATTATTAATGAGAGAGAATCTCAAAGAGCGTTAGATAATGCTGAAGATGCAGCTATGATGGCTAACTGGACTGGTGCAAAAGGCGGGGACAAAATTACTATTATTAAGGCCATTATTGGGGCCAGCCAATCCATTCAAGATCTTAAACAAGACGCAGATATTAAATACGCTTTTCGTAAGCTTATAGAGACCAAGACCCAGTGTGTAGAGCGTGACTCTCAACTAGTATCTCGTGAATTAACTCGTCGTACCTCAGACGGAGGCGGCATGCGATCTAGAACAAGAAAGTTTAACACATGAGTCACGAATGTTCTTTTACGTTAGACCTTGACGGACAGGTAACTTGTTTGCATTGTGGTGCCATGGATGATGTTACTCCTCCTTCTTGGGGAGACATTCCAGTTAGTTTTGAGGAATAAATGAAAAAAGCATATCCTGAAGAATGGATTGGAATTTGCGGTAAATGGCATCATGCCTATTCTAATAATGAATGTGAGGACTGTAAATGAGTAAGCGCCAAGAAAAGATTGCTGGTCGTAAAGAAGAGCAGGCTGCTTTCTTAACAGCTCGCCGCCAAGATAATATGGCTAAGTTTGCAGCTAGGGTTGAAATGGGCAAGATGCTTCTCAATGATAATAGGGACAAGATTCCTGCTGAAGAGTTAGCTCTCCTAGAAGCTGAGCTTGCACAGAATGAAAAGATAATTGCTGATTATTTGGAGGAAATAAAGAATGCCGAGTCAACACAGGAAGCATAGAGGTTACCGCTCACAGAAAGTAGTAGCTAACTACTTAGCTGAGCACGGGTTTCCATTTGCTGAGTCTACTGGTGCAGGCCGTCCCGGTACAGATATTACTGGCACTGTTGGTATTGACTGGGAAGTAAAAGCACGTAAGGATTTCAGCCCTAGCACGGTAATTAAACAGCTTAAGGATCGTTCTAATGGAAAAGATCTACCCGTTGCTGTACTGCGCTTAAATGGGCAAGGAGAGGCTTCTATTGGGGAGTGGGTGACCATCCTTAGACTAGAAGACTTTGTAAAGCTACTTAAGGATGCGGGATACGGCGATACACCTTAGAATAGTACTTAGGTGGGCGACTATAAATCGAACCTAAAGGACTACAAATTGTGACTGAAATTCAAGAAGAAAACATCCTGCGTGCAGGAGCCGGCTCAAATGCTCAATCATTAGGGTCTGCAATAGCACACGCTTTATATGAATCCCCACAGGTTAAGGTAAGGGCCGTAGGCGCCTCAGCCGTAAACCAAGCAGTGAAGGCAATTGCTATCGCTAGTGGCTACGTAGCCCCTAGAGGAATGCGATTAGCTACTATCCCCGGGTTTACCACAGTGGACTCTAGAGATGGAAAAATCTCAGCAATAGTATTTACAATTTTCTCTATTTGATATACTCTTAGGGCAAGAGCTCGAGCTCTCTAACAGTTAGGTACCAACATGGCAAAGTCAGATCTAGACACTGCGGTAGCCGCAGGAAACACACAGGGTCGTTCTACTATGGGTAGCGAAGGCGTGAAGTTTTCTTCACCGTCTGCCTCACCAGCATCAGGAACACTTGTAGAAAAGAAGAACACAGCAGCTGGGGACCCAACAGCTTCTGGAACAAAAGCAAATCGTGTGAACGTACAGCAGACTCCAGCAATGGAGCGTAATGGTGCGGCTAACACAATTAAAGGTATGTATATGAAGCAAACCGATCCCGCAGCAGGACTAACACAGGCTAATGGCCGTATTGTTTCTCCTTCAGTAGTTCGTAGCACACAAAGCTTTGATCAAGGAATTGGCACTTCGTACTAAAATATGTTATAATAAGTAATAGGGCCTGACTAACCTCGGGCCCTATTAAAATTAGGAGGCGCAATGCTAGAACAGTTATATGAAAAAGCAAAACTAGAAAGCGTAGCTAACCGCTGCGTTGTAGCACAATGGGGCCAGCAATTTACAGGCTCTGACAAAGAAGCCTTTAATGCATCTATTGCAGATGATGACTTCTCTAATAAAAACCTGTTTAACTTATACAAAGATGCCGGGGCCAACTTTAGTTTAACTTCTCTCCGTGCTCATAGAGTAGGAGAATGTGGATGTCGCTAGGTGATGCATACAGTGAGGCAAAGACAGACGCTACGTCGTCTAATGGAATTAACTCCATTGAAAAATTACTTAAGGCCAATGGCCTAACCCCTGAAGATGTAGGGAAGATTAGCAAGGTTAGCCTTTCTAATAACCCTGATGATACAAAAATTATTCTTTCTCCTAAGTGGAGTGAAGGACCAAAATGGCAACCTGTACAGCAGGCTGCACCTACAGTAGTTACCCCTAAAGAACGAACACCTGCACTTATATCAAGTGATTGGAAAGTTGCAGTAGCGCTTCCAGATCCTCAGATAGGATATCGTCGCTATGAAGATGGTTCTTTAGATCCGTTTCACGATGAAGCAGCTATGGATGTGGCCCTACAAGTTGTAGGACTAGACCATGGCCACCCTCTTGCTCAGGTAATTAACCTCGGGGATTTCTTAGATCTCCCTATGTATGGTACTTACGAGCAAGAGGCTGTGTTTGCAATGACTGCACAGAAGGCCATTGACCGTGGACACTTGTTCCTTGCCCAGCAACGTGCTGAAGCTGGTGCAGATGCGCGTATTATCTTATTAGAGGGTAACCACGATAAGCGTCTGTCCCGTTTTATTAACACAAATGCAGCAGCAGCTTACGGCCTTAAAGTGGCTAATATGCCAGATTCATGGCCTGTAAACAGTTTGCAAAATTTATTACGTTGCGATGAACTAGGAGTTGAGTTTATTGATGGATATCCTGCAGCAGCACACTGGATTAACAAACGTCTTCGTGCTATGCACGGTGATCGTGCTAATAGCGCTGGTTCGACTGCTGCACAGTATGCAAATTCAAATCCAAATATATCCACACTTTTCGGCCATACACATCGCATGGAGCAACAGTCCAAGACTGTATTTGATCGTGACCAAGCAATTAAGAGTGTGTCTTTTAGCCCGGGATGCCTCTGCAGAGTTGATGGGGCCGTACCCTCTGTTAAGGGCGGTGTGGATGTCAAGGGTCAAGCTTTACAGTACTTTGAAAACTGGCAACAAGGAGTAAGTGTTATCTTCTTTAAAGACGGGGATGACGACAGCTTCCACTTTGACCAGGTACATATACATAAAGGTAAAACTATGTACCGTGGACAAGAAATACAGGCTAAAATGTAGCGCATTTAGCAGTACGAAAAGTCCGGTGTAATGCATACTATGTGCATACGCCGGCTTTTTCATTGTAAAGGACTATATGTACCGTGAATATCAATAATGTTTCTATGTGGGCTACAGCAATAAGTGGTTATTTATTTATAGTATTAACTTTCTTAGCTGGCGCTAGATGGGCATTTAAACACTATTTACAAAACATACTTCAAGACTTTAAAGAAGCTATTCTTCCTATACAAGAACTTAAACCAAATGGCGGTAATTCTTTAAATGATAGAATTAATAAACAAATTATTCCTATGCTAGATACGCTTATAGAAAAACAACAGACAATTGCTGTAGATCTAGCCACATTAGATGGTAAGTTTGAGCAGCACATAAGAGAGCATAACAAATCATGAGTGACGAAGCATACGTTCCACGCCCCGGTGATTTTGGTGTAGTAAAAACTGACGGCATTATTGGTAGACTTATTCGTGTTGGTACAGCATCTAGATGGAATCATGCTTTTATTTATCTAGGTGATGGACTTATTGTAGAGGCTAATCCCACCGGAGTAGCTATCAGCTCTGTAAGTAAGTACCCTCAAATTGCTTGGAATCGCCACACAAATATACCAGCAAAGACTAGAGATAAGATTGTAGAAGCTGCTTATAAAGAAGTAGGTAAGCCATATGCTTTCTTAGATATCATCGTTATATTTCTTAGGATTATAGGATTAAGATTTATTCGTCCAAACACTTTTTGGAAGAAGCTTTCAGATATAAATGGTTGGTTTTGCTCTGAACTCGTGTCGTATTGTTACAGAACCTCTGGAATACCTATTCTTAAAAAGAAAGATGATCTGGTTACCCCAGGAGATTTAGCTGAGTTTTTGGTTTATCAATGAGCAGCGCCGCGGAGGTACTTGAGGCCGCTCGTACTCAAATAGGAACCATAGAAGGTAAGAATAACGACAGTAAGTATGGCAAGTGGTATGGATTAAACCATGAACCTTATTGCGCTATGTTTGTTTCTTGGTGTTTTAATGAGGTTGGTATAGCTTCTATTGTGGCTGCACAAAGCAAAAAAGGTTTTGCTTCCTGTAGTGCGGGTTTGACTTGGTTTCAGAAAAAAGGACTTGTTGTAGATAAGTACAAAGCTCAACCAGGAGACATTGTATTTTTCCAGTTTGACAGAGATGCACAGCCTGACCATGTTGGCATTATAGAAAACGCCAGCAAAGATGGAATCACTACCATTGAAGGAAATACTTCTCCAGATCATTCACTTGGATCCCAATCTAACGGTGGGGGCGTATATCGCCGTCATCGCTCTTATCTTCAAGTTATGGCTATAGTTCGACCTAAGTACCCTGTTGTGTCTAAACCCTCATCTTCTTTACTGCAAAGTAAAAAACTAGCTGGTGGCGTAGCTGCAGTTACCGCTCTTGGTGGGGGTAGTGCAGCCACTCTCAATAATAATAGTACAACAGATACAAAAGCCCCCACAGTAATTGCAGCACCCCAATTTCCAGGAGTATCAGCATTTAAAATAGGGTCTAAAAATGCAGCTGTACTAGCTGTAGAAACTGCCCTTGCTAAAAAAGGTCTACTCCCAAAGAACTTAGCAGAGGGCGTGTACACTAAAGAAACCACAGCCGCAATTAAAAAATACCAGGCATCCCATTTGACTCTAGGTAAAGCTGATGGTATAATTGGTATTAAGACGTACCGTTCAATTACAAAGGGGTAGATAAATGGGAGTAAAGTTAAACTTAACTAACCCAGTATCTATGGGAATTGCGGGGAGTGCTGGAATGACTACCTGGGCAGCTATGGGTTACCCAACAGATCCAAAACAACTAATAGCAGTAGCAACCACTGTGCTTGCTGGTTCAGCCCAGACTACTAGTTACTCTTCAAAGCCAAACGTCTCAGCGGATTCACATATTGTGACTCCATACGTAAACAACATCGAAAGCGAGTAATACATGAACGCAAAGACAAAAACACTAGTAGAATACTATCTAATTGCCGTTGCAGCAGCCGGCGTAGCTATTTATCAGGGCGGAAACCACGATGTAAAACAGGTCGCATGGGCAGCTGTTATTGGTGTACTTGGTCCAGTTGCTAAAGCAGCTTGGGATAAAGTCAAACCATCAAAGTAAGTATTTAACACCAAGGCCCCGGGGATTACACCTCGGGGTTTTGTTATTTGCGGTATGATAGGAAGGGTCTAAGGAGTATATATGGCACAGTCGCATCAAAACTGGCAGTATCTCGGTGCTAGCGGTTATATTGGAGCGTACACTACAACAGGTGGTGGCGGTACTCCTGTCGTACCACGAAGTGGTATGGACTTCATCCGTATGGGTGTTGGTCGTGCTCCGCAAGCAGAGTATCCAGATGGCTACCTAGGAACTATTCGTTCACGTCGTGACGATAAGGGTAAACCTTATGCTATGTCCGACACAGTATTAGACTCACTAAAGAATCGCCAGAACCAGCGGGCGTATCAACGTGGAGTTCACAAAGGTGAGCGCATTGATCCAGGTTCATATATGTGGCCAGAAGGTCTAGAACCAGATCGTCGCTTAAACCCAAAGAAATATAAATTTGAAGACAATGACGGTGGAATTACTATGGTGACTGCACGCTATGCTCCAGAAGCTAAATTAGCTCCTCCTCCACATCTTGTTAATGATGGTAAAGCAAACATTTCTGCTAACGTACCAGCAGAATTTAATCCTCGCACAGCACAGTACTTTACACACTTAAAACCACGGTGGAAGTAATGGCTCGTATATCTAACAGAGCAGTAACTGGGTTTTCTACACCCGACAATCCAGTAACTGGCCCAAGACATGGTAGACCCGTAAACTTTACTATTGATAGTGAAAAAGCTCCGCCTCCCGTAGATGATGAAGGCATAGAAATGCTTAGCAATCATGAAGTTGGTGAAATATTTGGCTGGAATAATCATAATTCAAAACGTATTAGTTATAATAAACCTATAAAACAGTATAAAGTTTACCCTACTAAAGAAAAAATTGAAAATTCAGAAAACACTGGACAAGGTGCACGTACTTGGTTTAGCTTATCTCATGTTGTAGAACATTTAGAGGACGCAGCAAAAGATGACCCTAAATGGAAAGGCGCACATACTTTTCATTCAAACAGGCTAAAACAAGCTCGCAAAATAGAAAAAACTCGCATTAAAAATGGCGGGGAAGTTTTTAATACTACTAATCAACCGCACCCAGCTAATAAAGTTAAAGGTATCTTTGGGCCTGATATCCGTAAATGGACTGAACAACGTGTAGGTATGACTAAGGGGCAATATGCGCCTTCAACAGAAAATGATTTAAGTTCAAATTTAGATAACCCCTATAACAATGGATTATTTACTTCAGTAGAAGACAGAGGAAACCCATCATGATGAACCAAGACAGCGTTTATGATCATAGCAAAGGTCGTGCCATAGTTGGAGATGAGCCAGAACCAAATCTTCTCCGGTATGACTTCATGGGTCCATTTGCTAACATTCAAGAGGCAAACATGGCCAGAGCCCTTAAATCTGTTACTATGCCAGCACAGCTGCTTCCAGACTTAGTACGACCACCCCTTCCTAACTTAGTTTTGTTTCCACCACGTTTTGGGTATCGTACTCGTGAATTAGGAATCCTAGATGTAATGGATGTTAATGAAGAGTTCCAGCCAACCCGTGTAGACTTTACACGTGAACCCGGCGGTTACCAGGGAACTGTTAGAAATGGATCCCTAGGAGTATAATGAAAGAAGAGATTTCTACTGAGACTATCTATGAGGGTAGTGTTCAATGCCCTAAATGCGACCGGATTATGACCCCTCTAGAGGTTATGTACGCTGGTGGTAAACTATGTCCAGACTGTAGAAATCGCCAGTATGAATACCACACAAAGAATAAGATGGTAAATGACTAAGCCCGTTACTAGTCGGGGAAGATCCCCTAGGCCTAAGAAAGTTCCTAGTCCTAAAGTATCCAAACCAAATACTAGTGCTTCTAGAAGTCAGGCTCATGAGACTTCACACGTTAAAAAAGAGTTCCATAGCTCAGATAACTGGAAAAAAGTAGTTCGGGATGCCCCATGGGTCGGTGGACAATCCTCTGATTTAAACCCAGGCAGTACTGGAGCAATAGGTCGCAGAAAGAATAGCTCTAAGTTTAAAGCAAGGGGCAAAAAAGTAATTCGCCCTAGAATACAAAAACACCGCAAACAGACAGACAAGAAATAAAAATAGGGGGATACTTACACCATGGCTACTCATAGAATCATGACCCCAGACGGCAAGAAAGCCGACGGAGTTATTGTTAAGAAGGCTGTAGCTAAGACTTCTGAGCAGAAGATTAGACAGAAGATTAGAGAAGAGTTAAAGGCAAAAGCAGATGCTAAGCCTAAGGCAAAAAAACTACCAGGAAAGAAGAAAAAATAATGGGACTATTAAGTTTTGTTCGTAACCGTAAGGCGGTAGTTGCTTCACGTGCTACAACGTCGGGAATACCTGATAATTGGGACGAGCCCTATGTTCACCCAACAGGGCCTAGCAATAAAGAATTAATGGCAGCTAAAGATGCAAAAACAGCTGCAAAAAATGAAGCAAATAACACACCGAGGAAACCAGTAACTTTTTCACAACCAGATATGACAAATGACCCACACAAGTATCGTTTAACAAGTTATGGTGATGATTAACATGGGACTAGGTAGTTTTGTACGTTCTCGTAAAGCTGTAAAAGCTTCACGCGCTTCTTTAAATGGTATTGCTGGTCATCAAGCTGCTATGAAAGCATTAGGTAACCAGATGTCTAGAAAAAGCCGTGATCGCATGAGCTCAGAAAATATTGCAAAACGAAGTGTTCAGATTGACTCAGATAATGCTTCTCGTAACATTAAACCTATTACAGTAGATAACAGCCCAGAGTCAAAAATAAGAGTAACTCACTCTATAGATAACCTAGCAGCAAAGTATGCGGAAGAAGGACCACTATAATGGCAACTAACGAATCACGTTCTCTTAATGAGAGCCTATCAGAGGGATCAACAGACGGTAAGTACCGTAAAGTTGCTCCTAACCGTACTGTAGATCCAGGCATGGGTGATGAAATCACTACAGCTAACCGCCGTGGTCTACACCCATATTGGAACTATGATTTTATTGATCAAGAAGCTCCTATTAAGGTAGAGCCAGGTAAGATGGACGCTCCTTCAAAGAAGCGCTCTCCTATGCCTGTAGCTGATATCTCTAACAATCAGATGCTTGGTACATACTAGTACTATGGGAAACTATGTATACAACAGAAACAAAAGTCGTAGAACTTTTGGCCGTAATCCTCAAGAAATAGGGGATGCTGTAACGGCTTCTGGTATACCTGATGATGTAAGCTCCCCTAATGTTAAACCACTCAGAGATACTGCTGAGTTAAGAAAAATTGCTGCTGATTTAAAAGACCCTAAAAGGAAAAAATAACATGGCTAAAAAGTCTGCTAAAATGATTATGCAACAAAGAAAGAACTTTGCTGTCGCAAAATCTAAATTAGTAGACACAGTAAAAAAGAATTACATAGACCCTGTTAGGCGTGACCCCAACACTCCTAAAGAACCTAGAGCTAAGTTTGGCTCATGGGAAGGTAGAACATCTACTTTTTTTGGTCTTTCTCCAAGTCAAAATGAAAATAGAGAAATACAGCCAGTACAAGGCGCACTAGATAACCATATACAAAATGCACAGGCCAATGCACCTGAATCTTTGGGGTTAAAGAGGGTCAATCATTTTAATACAGGTGGTTCTGAGCATCTAGCTACTGTTACTGACATAGGTCCAGATAGCGCAATTCGAAACCGTAAGTAATAGTATAATGGCATCTACAGATAAACCCAATCCTGGTAGAGGTGTAGATAAAAAACCTGTTCTCGTAGAGCGTGGGCACGTTGTACCTGTTGCTCCCTATGATCAAACTAATCCAAATACCTCAGGTCCTGCATACTCTCCTGTAACAGGGGATAGGGCAGAAAACCAAGAGTGGATCAATACCCCACTTAGATGTGATCATGGTGCTCCCCATAAAACAACTCCTATTTACCGTGTATCTCAAACAGGTAAAGAAAAACCTCAAAATCTTTGTGGATTTCATTATGAAAGAGCAAAGAACAACGGGCTAATTGACTCTAGTAGACCACCAATAGAACTGACTAATGACCCTGAGCACATTAAAAGTATTAACCTTGAAGATTATCAGATTAAGTTAGGACAAAAAAATAGAGACGCCGCAATAGTTTTTGAAAACACAGGTTTACTAAGAAATGTTAGAACTGTTGGACGTCCTGCCACCCCCTCTTCAGATACACAAGCAGCCTTAGATAGAGCAAATACTGGCGGAGGACATTTACCTAAAGACCACGAAGAAATTTTAAGTAAGGCATATACTGCATTGTTACACTCTAAGAAAGAAAATGATGACGTACCACACTATCCTACTTACGCCAAGAAAGCATTAAGTTTAGGGGTACACCCTTCTCATGTATCTAAATACTTTGATTATGCTGTCGCTTACCATAAAAAATTAACCGGGGAATCTGCTGTACCCCCAGTTAGCCGTGAAATAAAGATCCGTAAAGCCCAACTTGACTTTGCTAGTAGCGATTCTCCAGTTGAATCAACAGAGACACTTATGCAGTCTGATATCCCGGCAGCCGTAGATGAACAAGGTAACTCAAGTAGATCCCCTAAACCTCGCTACGATTAGCATTTCTAGTCAAAATATAGTATAATAGGAACATAACGTATTAGGAGGAGCACTCTATGGCCGTCCCTATTTTGGGTGGAAGTTCGCAACCAGCGGATGAAGGAACATACACAGAGATCAAGGACGATGGTCCTAAGATTCGTCTGCTGTATTGCTATAACTGTAAGAGCATTGAAGAACTGCCTGATTATGAAGGCCACCCAGATGATGATGTAACCCTACAAGTATTAATTGATCGCCACGAATCTGCCGGTATTCCACATAACGGATTCCTATCTAAAGTGGGAGTTAAGTTATACTCACGCCCTGAAGTTAAGAAACAGATTGTAGAAAACCTACGCAATAAAGTAGGTGGAGGTCTTGCTGATATTGACCCAGACTACTACACTACTAAAGCTACATTCTACGATGATGCAATGAAGTGCTTTAACCTTCATCTACGTCCTGTAGAGGGCTGTTATGATTGGAAGAGCGAAACAAAGCGCCTAGTTCCAAAGAGCACAGCAGAGGCACGTAAAGAATTAGGTCTAGAATCAGCAGCAAAGTCCGGCGGTACAAAAGTGTACCTCTGCGATTTTTGTCCTGCTAAAACTTATGTAGTTGAACAAAACCGTAAAAAACTCGGACTATACGAATAGGATATAAAATGACAGAAGAAACAACCACAGATACTCCAGTAGATGCAACAAACCTACCAGTTCTTAAGTATGGTTTTGCCGTACTAGTAGATGAAGATGCAAATGTTTTCATTGAAAAGAACCCATCAGTATTCTCAATTCCAGTAGAGCGTGAATCTACATTAGTAGAGGTTCGCCGCTATATGTCAGAAATCCTTATGGATCTTCAGGCACAAGCCGCTGCAGAATACACAGTTCTACGACTAAATGCAAGTAAAGAAGAGACAGCCTCTTAATATTCATATCCACCAAGCCGAGACGTAATGACGATTGAGATGGAAGAATACGGGTATGGAATACGCAGAGTTTGGAAAGGCCCCGGAGATTACTCCTGGGGCAACGTCCTACTTCAGCGCACCTTCATCTGAACTAGACCCCACATTATTCCAAGACCAGGAGTTAAGGCCGTGGGTACGCACAGGCGTGCTCTCTATGCTCTTTGCCTATCTGGCTACTAGATTTTCTAACCCACACCAGTGGACACACGTCTGGTTAGCTGGATCTGGAATCTCATATCAATGGGAAGCTCAACGTTCTCCAGGAGACTTAGACTGCTTAGTTGGTATTGAGTATGTTAAGTTTCGTCAAAGTAACCCAGAATATGTTGGTTACTCCAATGTTGAAATTTCTAAAGAACTCAATGAAGGATTTAATGCTGAGCTTATGCCTAAAACCCGTAACTGGGAAGGCTATGAGCTTACATACTATGTAAATACACAGAGTGATATAAGAGATATCAATCCGTATGCAGCTTATGATCTAACGGCTGATGTTTGGACTGTAAAACCAGATATGAATCCGCAACCTCCTTACAGCAGAGCATGGGAACATCGCACGCAACGTGATCATGACATGGCTGTAGATATGTTGGGTAAGTATAACTCTGCTATTGATGAGATTAGAAGTACAAATAACCCTGCTTACCGCACTAATGCTGAGCGAAAGCTTAAATTAGCAATGGAGCAGGCAGTTGCTTTCTATGATGATATTCATGCAGCACGGCACATTGCATTCAGTAGTACAGGATCCGGGTATTCAGATTATAACAACTATCGTTGGCAAGCTGGAAAACGTTCTGGGGCAATACAGGCACTAAGATCTCTCAAAGATCTTAAGACTAATGCAGAGCGTGTTAACCAGGTACAGACATATGGTGTAGAATTACCGGACGCATCAACTTTGATTAGGAGAACGCTACGTGGGTAGTACTGTTTTTTGTAGAAAGTGTGGGCATGAGTTAGATCATGGAACATGTGTTTCAAATATTTGTAAATGTATTTGTGAAAAAGTAGGTACACCGGAGGATTAAATGGCAACAGCACTCGTAGCACTAGAAGGCGTACTTATGACGGAGGTCGGGGATCCAATCCCTGAGGGCATTCGTTTATTCCGCATACTCTCAGCTAGCTATCGTGTTGTAATTTGCTCTGATATGTCACAGGCACACACAGAACATTGGTTACGCTCCCACTTGATTACAGGTCAAGGAGATGTCTATGATAATAGGTACTTCTTTGAGGGCCAAGACCTACGCTCCCGCCAGCTAGCTGTAGCTCTTAATGGTGGTCGTGTGGATCTATTTGTAGATCCGGACGCTGATAGATGTGCTGAAGCAGTTGCTATGGGAATAACCGCCCTTCTATTTGCAGCACCTAAATTTGTAAGAACTAAGCGCCAAGTAAAACCATGGGAAGATGTGGTTAATGAGGTTGAACGCCAGAAACTCGCCCTACTAGAAGCAGAGCTCGGTAGCTCAGTTAAGAGATATGAATGAACATAGTATTCCTAGGTGGAGAGGTTCCCTCTCACCGTAACCTCTTGGTTAATGCTGGTGTAAAGCATATTGGCGTAAGCTATTACCGTCTAGTAAAGCGTGGTTTGCCTAAGTCTAAACCCTACCTATTATCAGAGAGATTTCCTGATGATGTAAAGATTTACGTAGATGGCGGCGGCCACCAGCTCAATGACCTAAACATGACAGAGCGAGAGCTCGAAGAGTATGCTGCCGACTATCAAGACTGGCTTATTCTCAATGAAGATAGAGTTACCCTAGCCAGTGAATTGGATATTAAATCCCTGGGATCTAACTGGATCAACCATGAGCGCCGTACATTTTGGGAAGACTTTGGTTTAGATAAATTTATTGCAATTTGGCACCAAGAAACCGGGCATGCAGCCCTATATGGCCTTGCTCAGCGTTACACCCACGTAGGAATACTCGGAGAGTCTATTGAGGACGACACGAGCCTTGCAGCCCGTTCTAAGGCCATCCTACAGGAGTTCCCTGAAGTCTCATTTCATGGAATCGCTTGTGCTCGCCCGGACAATCTACGCCAGGTATCTTTAACAACTGCCAGCACCCTATCTTGGCTCAGCCCAATGATGAGAGGGGAAACAATTGTGTGGGACGGCACTCGTCTGGTTCGTTACCAGAAGAAGATGAAGGATCAGGCTCGCCCACGATACAAAGCAGTTATTGAGAAAGTCGGTTTGGACTTTGAGAAGATTCTTAATGATGATAGTAACGAAGTTACTAAGTTAGCCATATGGTCATACCTGCAGCTAGAAAATTCTTTAAACAAGAAATCACACCTTTCAGTAGTTAATCAAGAGAAGTTATCTGATAACAGTGCGGATAAGGATGACCCCGGAAGTGCGGAAACCATGGGTCCCGACCCTGATAATAGAGGGGTAGAGGTGCGGAAAGAATTTAAACTTAAACAGCCTAAAGAGACCTATACCCTTCCAGTTTTTGGCGTAACTTCTAAAACTATTATGGAAAAAGATGAACTTGGAAGGGATGTTATTAAAGATGTTCCCATCATCGTCAGCACACAGAATTCCTTTCGTCAATGTAATACTTGTTTTGTTGCATCGAATTGCCCAGCATTTACTCCTAATAGTGCATGCGCTTTTAACCTCCCAGTGGAAATTAAGACTAAAGACCAACTCAAGAGTTTATTGAACGCAATTATTGAAATGCAGGGCGCTAGAGTCGCTTTTGCACGTTTTGCTGAAGAATTGAACGGCGGATACCCTGATCCAAATACCGGCCAAGAGATTGATCGACTCTTTAAGATCATAGGAGAACTTAAGAAAATGGAAGAGAACAAGGAGTTTGTTCGCATGACCGTAGAGCGTCAAACCTCTAGCGGTGTAATGTCAGCACTCTTTGGAGATAAAGCAAACACTTTAAGGGAACTTCCGATTGGACTTACCGAGGGTGAATCTGCTAGAATAATCAATGACACATTAGAAGGATAGTACTTCCCCGCTATCCTTGCTTTACCTGATAACAGTCAATTACTATTAGAAATGAGAGTCTATTTTGTTTTCCTTCAAGCTCACCGAAGATTTTGTAAATTCATATAAAGAAAAAACTGTACCATGGGGATATAAAGATGCCGCAGGTAACTCAGTCGGTGAGATTATCTTTCTAAGGACCTACTCTCGTCTTAAAGAGGACGGGACAAAGGAGACTTGGACTGAAGTATGCGAACGTGTCATCAATGGCATGTACTCCTTGCAGAAAGACCACGCCAAGCAGAACCGCCTACCATGGAATGACGCCAAAGCACAAGCTTCAGCCAAAGAAGCATTCCAGCGTCTATTTGAATTGAAGTGGACACCTCCAGGTCGAGGCCTATGGGTAATGGGTACTGACATTGTGAATGTTCAAAGGAACTCAGCCGCACTTCAGAACTGCTCATTCGTATCTACAAACTCAATGACCAAGCTAGATCCTGCCAAGCCATTTGCATTCCTAATGGAGGCTTCTATGCTGGGAGTGGGAGTTGGCTTTGACGACAAGGGTGCAGACAAAGACTTCACAATCTACGAACCACAGAAGGGAGATGACTATGTCATCCCAGATACCAGAGAAGGATGGGTCGAATCCACATCCGCTCTCATCAATGCTTACCTCAGAGCAGATACAAAGGCTCCAGTATTTCGTTACGAAGAAATTAGACCAGCAGGCACGCCAATTAAAACTTTCGGGGGAACAGCCGCCGGATCCGAACCTCTAGAGAAACTTCATGCCTATATCTCTAAGATCTTTGGGGGACGTGCTGGACAAAAAGTTACTCGCAAGGACATCGCAGATCTAGGAAATCTAATTGGAGTCTGTGTCGTTTCCGGTAACGTTCGCCGTTCAGCTGAGCTACTCATTGGTCGTATTGACGATGATGAGTTCCTTAACCTAAAGAATGCAGATGTATTCCCGGAGCGTAATTCTTATGATCCAAAGGCTCCAGGTTGGGGTTGGATGTCAAACAACTCGGTAGAGGCTAGTGTAGGTACAGACCTCTCAAAGATCATAGACGGCATTTCTCGTAATGGAGAGCCAGGCGTGGTCTGGATGGATGTAACTCGTAAATACGGTCGACTTGCTGATCCAATAAATAATAAAGACTGGAGAGCTGCCGGGTATAACCCGTGTGCAGAACAATCCCTAGAATCAATGGAGTGCTGTACTTTGGTAGAGACCTACCTCAATCGTCATACAGACCTAGATGACTACAAGCGTACGCTTAAGTTTGCTTACCTCTATGCAAAGACTGTAACTCTTCTTCCTACTCATTGGGAAGAGACAAACGCAATCATGCAGCGTAATCGCCGTATTGGAACATCAATGTCAGGTGTTGCAAACTTTGCGGATTTGAAGGGGCTTCCAACTCTACGTGAGTGGATGGATGCAGGTTATCAGACAGTTACTGCCTATGATAAGAGTTACTCTGAATGGCTTGGTATTCGTGAATCAATTAAAACTACAACTGTAAAACCATCCGGCACTGTATCTATTCTCGCAGGAGAATCACCAGGAGTACATTGGACCCCCGGTGGTAAGTATTTCCTACGTACTATTCGCTTTGCTAATAGTGATGCAATGCTCCCATTGTTCAAAATGGCTAACTACCGTATTGAACCAGCGTTAGAATCCCCCGGTACAACATCGGTGGTGTACTTCCCAATTAAGAGTGAAGCGATACGTTCTGAGAGAGAAGTATCTATTTACGAAAAGATGGCGCTTGCTGCAACTGCACAACGCTATTGGTCAGACAACTCTGTAAGTGTAACGATCAGCTTTGATCCTGCTACAGAGGCTAAAGCAATCGGCACAGCACTTCACATGTACGACGGACAACTTAAGACTGTATCATTTCTACCGATGGACCCGAATAGTTACCAACAAATGCCGTATACACAGAGCACTGAAGCTGAGTATGCGGACGGTACTATGAAACTCTTTCCCATTGATTTTAGTGGAATCTATAATGGGTTGGGATCGGACGCTATCGGAGAAGCATACTGTACGACCGATGCATGTGAAGTAAAGCTAATCAAAGATAATATCTAAGGAGATATAATGACAGAGCCAGAGATCAATCCAGACCTATTTGAAGAAGACTTTGAGGATGACTTTGAAGACTTCGAGTTTGATGAAGAAGACCTAGAGGACATTGATGATTTGTTCCTAGAGGAAGACTCAGAAGAGACGGCAGAATAACGCCCAAACGCCCAACACAAACATTTGGCCCCGACTCAATTAAGAGCCGGGGCCATTTGCTTTGTCTTATTCGTCTTCGCATTCTTGATTTAAATAGTCAATCTCTGAATAGATATCATTGATATGCCACTCAAGATTAGTTATACGCCGTGAATTTATACGGTCATACCACATGTCGACGCCTACGTATAATATAATCCCTATGATTATAAGCCAGTTCATTTGTTCTCCTTAATCGGATAGTTGCTTACCTTGTCCGTTACGTAATTCATAGAAGCTTTGATTGCTATCCTCTATACTATCATGTGCATCATCAAGGTCTGCTTCGTATATATCACCATCTAATAGGGCCTCATACATTTCTAATGCATGAGCATCATCGTCAGCCGTGAATGTTATTGTTCCTGATCTTTCTGTACTGTACATTACTGAGTAGTTAGGCATTTTCTTTATCCTCCATTTTCATTTCCATTTCGTCATACGCATCAGCAGCTAGGATGTTATTGCTTCCCGCCTCATCATTGCATTCTTCGCAAGGTTGAATATCCCATTCTTCCTCGTCACCGAAGTAGATATAGCCCCGTCCATGACACTCTGTACATGTCCGGGGCAGCACTGTTTCCATATCCATTACTCTTCCCCTGTATCCCAACCACAATCAGAACATGCCCAAGTACCGTTCTCGGACATGCTCTCGTATGTGATTTTAGCTCCGCATTCTTTACATCTCATTATGCACCAACCTTCCAACTTAACAGACCTACCAAATGTGTTGGTTTGCCAGCATCATTGGTTGATTCAACCACCATCTTAATAGATTTGCGTGGAGTGGTTTCAATGACATGGGCTTTAAGATACCGCTTAGCTGCAGACGGATTAGCCCATGCAGAATGTGTAACCATTTCATGAGGTTCTTCTACTGGATCTAGATCTGTTATGGTCAAGAGCCAGGCCCCGCCTTTTTCTACTGATGTGTTTTTTGTTAGTGTTGCTTCTAGTGTTCTTGTTGCTTTAGCCATGATTGCTCCTTATAGTTTTATATCTTGAGTAAAACCTACATGTTTTAGGTCACGCAGGATGTTCTTTCCAGCTCTACGGTCTCCTAAGGACTGAGGCCCAAAGAATACAGTTTTCCTGGTATCAGGGTTAACCACCTTGATATGGTGTTTACCTGTAGTTATAGAGACTTGTAAGCCAGCTTCCTCCAAAGCATCCACTAGCTTTCTTATCTCCTTAGTTTTTATATTAAGGCTTGCAAATTGCATCTCACTATTTTCTCCTTTCTAGTGTATCATTATGGGCGTAAGCTCTCATAGAACAGAGTTCACGCCCTCAAGTCCCCTCGGGTTGCGCCCCGGGGGGATTTTACATATATTCTGTTAGATCTTCTACGTCTTCTATATACGTTTCTTCACCCGGTCTATCTAGATCTTCCGACGTTTGAATCCACTTCTTTTGTACCTTGTCGTATAGCCATAAAGACCAATCCCAATTGGCTGGATCACTTTGATCGTCTATACGCCATTTAGCTACTTTGACGCTAAAGGTTACGGTCAGGTCATAATTGTCTTCCATTTGCCCTCCTTATTTAGTTGTCGCAGTCGTGTATACCTGTATAACAGATAATACATACGTCTACGTTTTTCTTACCACATTTACATGTGATACTGGATATTACAGTATTGTGTTCATGCATGATTCCTCCCCTTCTTTATTAGTATAGCGATTTGTTTGTGTTGGGTCAAATTACTTCTTCACCAAACTCATCGTACACAGTACCTACATCAATCCAGCCAGCCATGTTGTCTACAGTCCAACTGTTAAAGCCATTGGATATATCTTCTTCGGCTAGCTTTATTGCTTCTTCTTTATTGTCTGCTTCTACCCAAAGGTCACCTAGTACGTGTTCATGGATAGTTATTTGGTATTTGGCCATTATTTCTCCTTTTTGATTACTACACGAAACAATTTGTCTGGTGTAGGCCATTTGTATGGAAGATCCCCACGTACACGAAACCGGTACCAAACCGGATCTTTACGTTTTAGGTTAGAGCGATGTGACTTATGAATTTCATCATTGCCCCACCACCAGGGTGGATCCCAACCCTGTAGGTCATGCTCTGCATAGATTTCTTGCAGTCGTATTTGTACATTGTCTTCAAAGCCACGTTGTCTCCACTCTATGCACATAGCGTTCGTGTACATATATAGATAACCTTCGTGACCACGCCACATCACAGCTGCGGGGTGATTCCGCCATCCACTAGTTAGACCTAAGTTAGCCCTCAGAATTTGCAACGCTTCTACACGTTGCTTGCCGAGTCTCTTATTGTCTAAGGATTTAGCTGTGCGTGTTATGTCCGGCCAGGGCAGGAATGTATTAACCATTAGTCCTCCAGTAACATAGGTATTAGGTCTTCTGCATCATGTGTGATCAGTAGTTCTCTAACTATTTCCTTATTGTCTGCATAGCGTTGCTCCTCACGTTGCTTTAGAACTTCGCTAATCCATATGTCTGGCCTATCTTGCCTTAGCTTATCTAAGCTCATACAGATAGAGTCATAGTTAGCTGGTTGTCTTGTACCCATTCCATTGGTTCAGAGATAGATTCAATGGTTAGGTTTGCGCCCCCATCTGCAATATCTTCTGAGGCATGCAACAAGAACATCTGTGCAGATTCATAGTCATTGAATGGCCCTATCAGAGTCTCTGTGAGACTGTCGAATATAACGTACATTTTGTGCTCCTTTGTTTGTGTTGGTTACCGGCCACGCTTCTTGATGGCTCCGGATACTACAGACTTGGCAAATGGCACCAAGTCACGTGCTGATTTGATACGAGCAAAGATCTCAGCACCATGACGGAACTCATCCATTACATTGCCACGATCCTCGTAGTACTGCACATCACGATCACTCATGATAAGTGTCACGGCAGTTAGAATGCCACGCTTCTGGATACGTCCGATAATTTCATCGTTCTTGTTGGCATCGAACGCACCGTCAGTAATAATGAACAGCATCTTATTCTTCTTACGAGAAGACATAAGTAACTGTTCAGCAGCAAGCAATGTTGGATACGGATTAGTACCACCATTGCCATAGATAAACTTGTAATGAGTTTTGCTTGCTAACTCATCACGCTTGTAGGCTGTCTCAGCCTTATCATCGAATGCATACACAGTCACCGGAGCGCCAATGCTTTCAAGTGCACGCTTGATAGTCCAGCTCGCAATAGATGCGTCACGGTCATTGTGATAACTAGACATACTGCCTGACCTATCAACCATGATGACCGCTTCAACGTCAGCACCATCTGTGCCTTCATCCCAACGATCAAAGGCTTCATCAATCTCACAGCCTCTGAATACACGTTGCATGTTGAGTCGACCACTGGCTTCCTCACGGTGCCATGCGGGTTCACACTCATCACGCAGACGAGATAGTTCCTTAGCGAACTTGCGGTAATTCATCATTGCCTCTGGTGGCACTGTAGTTTTATCGAACTTACCTACACGCAGAGTATCGTTATGCTTACCATCTCCACCGACAATTACTTTCTGCTTGACTTTGATGTCTTGCTGAACGTCCTTACGGTCTAGTACATCTTGGATAATGTTATTTAACATATCGTTGATGTTATCAGGAATACCACCAGCACTAGCGATGTGACCTTCACCTGCGCTTAGTCCTGGAGTATTGTTTGTCTGTTGTGATTGTTCACGTGCTTCCAATGCTTCCTCTGCAGTATTGCTTTCAGTAGGAGGCGGAGGCGGCGTGTTTGTGTTGGATGCACTTGGATTACTTGCTTGTTCCTCAAGTGATTTACGCGGAGTCCAGTCTGGTTCCTTGGTACCCATATTGCCAGCTTTAGCGGCATCACGTTCCTGTGCCTTACCTGGTTCAGGGCGACCTTTAGATACTGGATCACGACTAGTGCATCCATTGGTACCTGAAGGTGGCTTACCCATGTCTTTGACTACTTCATCATTGAACCGCTTGATTAACTCCTTGGCTAACGCATAGTCTCGGGGAAATGCAAGCACACGATACTGATCAACAATATCTGTAATGGCTGGAATTAGATCAGGCGCTCCGAATAGATCACGGAACGCTTGACGCATTTCAACAGGTAGATACCTACGGCCACGAATCACTGCATAGTTACCTGCAGCATCTTCGGGTGTACCTGCAAGCCACCTAGCTACTGTGGCTGTTAGATACGGAGCGATACTAGGATAACGTGCTACTAACAATGTCTCGATACGCTGATCCTCTAGCATATTCATAGATTGCATGTAGTTATTTTCCAAGACCCACTTCATTAGGTCTGTACCCTTGCGAGGTGTATACAAGTGATGCGCTAGCTCATGATAATTAAGGCCATTGACCTGGGTTAATGATTCCAAGTCCATCTCCTCAATCTGACTAGCATTGATAGTAATAGATGCACCATCAGACCAAGCCGGAGCTGGACCATCGGACGCTACATTAACTATCACTGGATCACCACTGAGTACACGGTCAGCCTGTTCATATACACGACAAAGCGCATTGAGTCGCACAGATCGTTCTTGTGTGTCCTCATCACGTTCTTTCACGTACCAGGCGTCGTTCAAGTCCTCATCGAACATTGTGCCCCCTTAGTTGTTTGTGTTGACTAACCATTTAGCCATCTCAGCTTCTGGTGAGATGTCGGCTTCCTTCTCAAGCTCGACTGGTATTTCAATACCAAAGTCAGACTTAATGTTGTGTTCGTGTGTCTGAAATACTAAACGCACGCTTGGTTGCTCATCAGCACCGAAGTGAGCGATGAAGTTCTCGATTGCAAACTCATAGCCTAGGTCAGCATCTTTGATGAACTGCTCGATCTCGATGAGCATGTTAGTAGAGATTGGAGTTTCATACTGACCTTTGGCTGCTTCAGAACGAAGCTGCTTAGTTACAAGCAACAGAGCCTTAGATGAGATGAGCTTGGACTCAACCGCATCATCGTAATCCCATGACAGTTGAATGTCAAAGCGGTTACGCATTGCAAAGTTGAGCGGAGTTGTACCAATGTAGTCTGGGTTCATCGTAGCAAAGATTGTAAGGTCTTGGTGAGCGATGATTGTTTCACCCATGTGGTCTAGCAATGTAATGCTACGACGACCATCAGTGAGCGGATAGAGAGTAGTGTAAATCTTAGGGCTGATGAAGTTCATCTCATCAAGCAGTAAGACACCACCGTTACGAACTACGTCAGTGACTGGACCATCAATCCATCCATAGCCACCGTTGCCATCAGGAATGAAACCACCGAACAACTGGCGTGATTCCATAGATGCATTACCAGATACTGTAGCCATACGTAAGCCACGAGCAGCGGCCCACGCTTCTACAGCGGTTGTCTTACCAGGACCAGTTGGACCATAGATAAGAACGTTGATGCTATCAGCACGAGCCTTATCGAAAGCCTTGAAGTCTTCGACTCCATAGACCTTACGATGAACGTAGCGTTCAGCTAGTCTCATTGGTGGCACTGTAGCCAGCGACACATTGAATGCGGGCTGGGCTGTTGTTGTTTGTGTTGGCAACTCATGCACAGGTACTATCAGTGGGACTGTAGTACTAGATGCTGAGCGGTTGTCTTTAACGAATGTATCCAAGCCATCGTCTCCTTCGATTATGCGTTGGTAGATATCGTAGATGATATCTGTCAACGGTCGGTCATCTGTATTTGGATCAGCTTTAGTATGTGCTTGGCACGCCTTTGTACCTAACACAGGGGAATAGCCTTTGGCAGTCATTGCTTTATCATCTGCCGGGGTAACATACACACCAGACATCTGACGTGTTAGTTTCTCAGCATCATTGATATCTGATACCAGACTGTCTAAGTTTGTTTCTACCCATGCATTGTGATGACCTTTAGTGCCATCAGTCTTGCGTGAATAGATACGAACATCATTACCGTGAGGAGTTACTATCACCTGACGGCGAGAGGCTCCCATTGATGGTTCGTATGATTCTGTGAACACTGCTATGTTCATAGGTTCCCTTTCTGTTGGTTATTGATTTTTATCAAGGAGGCGATCCTCCATGACTGTTGCAAACGTGAACATTGCTTGCTTCTCAGCAGGCCATTCCGTTATTAGTTCAAACAGAATGTCATGTTGAATTGCTTTCTCCATGACTTTTCTGAATTTATCTTGAGCAAAGACTAGGAACTCTTCCTGCTCTGCTTCTGGAATATCATTGAGACTAAACTCTTGAGATTCCATTCCTTCATCTTCACATTCATGACACATGTTATTCTCCTTTTGTTAGTAGTTTGGTTGGCTTACCCTCGTTGCCTTGCAGGGACAATCTGATATGCCTGCACCGTTTGAAAGGCAGTCCAACACTGGTTGTTACACGCAACTGTGTCGCTGTTCGCTTCGTAATCGGGATCTAGGGGGATCTGAGGTATGCTTGGAGATAGGCTTAGCCAACCAAACTAGTGAACTAACATCTACAAGGGAAAGGGAGGTTTTTACACACAGTGTTATCACCTCCTAGCAGTCCTTGTTAGAGGTTAGTGTATTCACTCGCATCATTGAATGGTTCACTGGGATCGTTATAGATCGCATTGAGCCATGGCTTGAAACGATTTGATATTGCTTTAGGTTTGTCACTAGGTCGTGTAGACTCATAACACCCTAAATAGCTTTCGTGATAGTGTTCATAGCTTTTGTATCGAGTATTAAATACCTCGAGACTCTTTTGATGTGGTTGAATACGACGACCACAGTTACCACATGATGTGCGGTCGTTTATTACATCAGACATGGTTGGACTATCTGCTATGTCTGGTTCGTAGCTTGGCCTTTTTTTAGTAGGCATTGCTCCTCCGTTTGTTTGTGTTGGTTAGTTGTTTGGATATAGCACTGGACGTTCAAGTTGTGTCCAGGTATCAACTGCATTTCGTGTGCTGTTCTGGATAAGCTCATTGAATGCATTACCAGGCATTGACTTACTGATTGCCATAGCAATACTTTTAAGGAAATTACTTGCTGTTGACATATTGTTACGTTTGATTATTTTGGCTGCAATAGTTTTCTCACCTAATACAGTTGCAAATACAGCAGCGTATTCACTGTAGCCAAGTAATCTAGGATCTCCATCATCTAAAGATGAGATTACTGTAGATAATGTTCTCAGTGCTATTTCAATATCATTCCTACTTGATTGCTCTAATAGGTAATTGATAACAGCATCTCTAAAGTTGCTGCTTTGTGCACCAACATCTAGAATTGTGCTAGAAATATTACCCCGTGTAAGAAGAAATGCTGTTCTGTTATGAGTAGCGTCCCCATCAACATACAAAGCATCCGCTTGCAACAGAACTGTTGGATCATAGGCTATCTTGATATCATCCAGCATATTGTTGTACCATCCTTTCAAGTTCACTCATCGCAGGCATTGTTACCTGAGTGAGCGGGTTGATTGTTATTATCTTTCTATCCTTTACCCTGAGTGGGGAACCATCCCAGTCTAAAGAAATTGGTTTGTTACCGTAGTCACGTTTACCCGTGCCACTACATGCGTTACATTCATGTGCACGTTTTACTTTATGAGCATCTAACAAGCCATGTTCACATGGTAAGGTATGATATGAGCGGTATGGATGTGTTTGTGTTGAGCCAGGATGTTCGGGGCATGAGAACACGCCGTTACTATCTTTGTCTCCTTTATAGCACGGCACAGCATTGCACCAGCCATCTACTTTGCCTGTTTTAGCACAGATACGACAGCCTTGTATTTTAGAAGGAGTAAGTGCAGGATCCATTTCAATCACTTTAATTTGATAGTTACGTTGATAAACTTCAATGCCTGTGTACTTCCATATGCGATAACGAACACCTTGAGATTTTAAGATTTGGTATGAGCCACCCCAACCGGTAGTAACTATTTCACCTTTAAGCGTGAATGAATCATCATTGTGTACTGTGATGAATGGGAAGTTACCTGCCCATGTAGCAATGATTTGTAAGTCACCGCCAGCTGGTTGCCATTTGTTAGCCTTTTGAATTCTCATCCCATATTCATACAACGGGCGCATATACTTCTTACGACCACCGTCTAAGTAATCAGACCAGTAATCGTATGTATGCATTCTATACATTAGTTAGCCTCCGCAGTCTCAAACAATCCAGCCATGCATCCTACTGCAGGCTCATCGTCTAAGTCAACATAGTGAAGTTCGATAACGCGTTCGCGGTCTCGTTCCAGTGTTTGTGTTGGCTCATCGTCATACCACACAGAGGTGAGTGATATCACAGATGATAACGGCTTGAGTAACTTAAGCGCAAAGCCTAAGCCATCCATAAGCCCACTGTAATATGCACGGGCATTTTGTTGCTCAAGCCCATGTAATTCAGCATGCTCTTCAAGTATCTGCTGTTCTATAGCAGCTACTATCTTCTTTTTACGCATTGCTATGTCCTTTCTACTATAGTCTCTACACTACTGTGCAGAGTATCAATGCCGTCATTCCACAGCATTAAAGCTTCTTTACGTGTTAGACCATGAAATAGTTGTGCTTTAACTATAAATAGGGAACGGTCAATAAAAGTATTTGTAGCTATTTTTAGTTTCATTTCTTATGTGCTCCATAATTAAACGCTAGTACTATAAACAACAGCACTGCGTACACGATGATCCATTTGATCATTTGTTATCCTTTCTGTTAGTGTGCACACATACGTCGGGTTTCTCAAGGCATAGCCGTTCGCTATGCTCCCCTGTCGAGGTCCTCTATTACGACAACCCCTCCCATCTGCCACCCGTATGTATGCGTTGGGAGTATCTCCGTGCTTGCGCGAGGGAGAATAATAGTGAGCAGTTTGTATTCCTCATACTCAGGAGGCGTCCTGTTGGACAGGCAACATTAGTAAGCAGTTTATCCTTCACATGCTTAGGTGAGGAGTTCTTTTACCTCAGGAAGAACTTTAGAAACCAACCAGCGTTAACTGTTAGCGAAGATACTGGAAGAATCCACTCTTCATTGACACCTTGATGTCAGTATCTATGCAGCCCTTGAACATAGCAATAGCATTCTCAATCTCTTCCAGAGGTGCAACCTTTTGGTTGTAGTTAGTCTGGTCATATTGAGGCCGCATATTTTGATCATCTGGGCATGGTCCAATAGCATCAGCAAGCACTGACATATCTACAACCAAATCAATGGTTACAGTATGTCTTCGGTAATTGCGGACAGATACGTCGCTATCATCTTCAATCAATGACACAGCGTTCTTCTTGAACCAAGCACGGGCTTTCTTATCCCATGCTTTTTGCTTGGCTGGAAGTTTGCTTGATGCCTCTTCCCAGTCAGCTATCTCTTTCTTCATGCGGTCACGAGTTGCCTCTAACTGCTTGATAAGAGACTTGGTGTTGTATGTAACTGATGCGGTTGTAGCCACGTCAGCCTCCCTTGTCTAGTGTGTGGTTTGTTTGTGTTGGTGGTGCTATGCATGGTTTATACTCCCCATACTATGTGAGTTAACAGGCTACCGAGTATTTTTTTATCAGAGTAATAGCGGCCAAGTAATGCTGAGCCCACGAAGTCTCAACGATATACAGGGGTAAGGACCATGGGGTCGAATACATATAATAGGGTTACCTATTCTCATAGGAATGCCGTTCTAAGTCTTAGCACATGCCTTTCCTAACTACTTATAGCCTCTGTCAGTTGCACTTTGGATCGCTATGCAATCCGATAGACACGCATCACGTACCTATCGCATGGCATAGAAAACTAGACTGGGTAGCAGCCCCTCAACTGCTACCCAGCCTGTGACTAGGGGATAACGGCCCTAGTCCTGCGCAGGTGCAACGCCAAAGTCAGTAACGACGTGGCGTGCTACCTCCAAATATATTTCAGCGTTAGAGAATAAATCCTCGGGGTGATACAACTCATCAGGCTTACAGCCCCAGTTGTGTTTGAGATAGTCTTTAAGTCCGGGGACTAACCTATCTACAAACTCAGCAGGTGTCATGTATCCATTAGCACGCAAGTCTTTTGGTGAACCTTTTTTAGCCATTAGTTTTTCTCCAGTATCTTGTTAATTAGTTTGAGCATATGTATCTCAGCTTGTAAAACAGCAAGCTTTGCCTGTATAGCAGCAAGCCGGTCTGATATATCTTTTAAGTTTTCTGTACTTTCAGGCACTTTTTTTCCTTTCTATTACCATAGAAGGTATGTATCCTAGGCCTTCGTATCTTTTGCCACCCCAAATGCCATACAGCCCTGGAGTAGTCTCAGCGTATGTTTTACACGCTGAAAGTAATGGACATGCTTTACATAGTTTTATAGCTAAGCGTATATTTGGGTCGTTTTTTAAGACTGGAAAGAATATTTCCGGGTCAGTTTGGGCACACAATTGTGAGCCATCTGGATTAAAGTCTTTTACTTTTTTACTCATAGTCTTCCTCCTCATCTGATTGGAATTGATTGAACTCCTCATCAATAAGAAACTGCTTACCAATGAGTAG